ATGCCTCAAAAATTAAATTACTCATTCGCTAAAGGCTGCGGGAAGGTTTCAAAAGAGAATTACTCAGCCCTCAATGCAGAACTCAAAGAGTTTCTGAACTGCTCTACTGCGCAGTATTACTATTTACGTCGCAAAAAATATGTTGATATGCCGGCTCATGTTAAAACTGGTATTGAATCCATATTTTCTAAGTATGGTATTAGTCCGGAAGATATTTGGGAAATAACTCCTGCTTAATGATGAATACTAACGTTACTTTAGCTAAACGAGAAAAAGAAATCCTTGAGCGCGTAGCTTGGGGAGCCTCTTATAAAGAAGTAGCCAATTTTCTCAAAATTAGTTCCAGCACAGTAGACAATACCTTGCGCCGGGTAAAGGAGAAGATAGGTTTAAATAAGGTGACTGAGCTTTCGGCCTGGTGGTTTTGTACCACCTATGGGATCAGCTTTAGCCTCTCTCCTCTTTCCAGACAAGTCATTGCTGCCGTATGCTTATGCCTTTTTTGCTTCGGAGAATTTGCAAATACTTCACACAGCAATTGTATTGCCAGAAAAACCAGGAGGGCGCGAACAGAATGTCGTGCCAGACGATTTGAAACTTCTATCAATCAACCCTATATTATTTAACCAAATGCGCTATTAAGGTATGCGCCCGGTGAGAATCCGGTTTATATGCTATACAATTATTATATTCAAATGACCGTAGAAGTTTATTCTTTAATTATTAATCATTTAATGCCGTGTGAAAGGACACACGTAGGGTAATCAGTCCCTGGTTAAGGTTTGTTACACAAAAGAAAAGCCGGGTGAAACATCCCGGCAAACGGGCTATAGTGTAAAGGCAGCACACGAGTTTCCATCCCTCGCAGTCCGGGTTCGATTCCCGGATGTCCACACACCAAAATACTTATTATGAAAATAGTTCACAGTCCATCACCAGGAAGAGTTAAAAAGCAAAAAGCCAACCTTTTTATCAATGACAATCCAGAAGAGCTAATCCGGATTATTACTAATAGGTCAGAAGCCCAGAAAATCATGCTTCGTCTTGACGAACGCACTCAGGTTCTTGTCGATCCCAAAGACGTAACTCCGAAAAACATCGAGAAATTAAGACGCAAGTATGGAATAGGATGTTCTCATAAAAATAAAAAATCTAAATAATGCGACAGGAAGATAAAGAAGAACTGAGAATTATATTAAAAAGAGCTGTTTGGATAGTCCTCGTATTATTCATCGTCATAGCTCTTTTCCAACATGTCATTAGATATTACATAAATCAATTAATATAAAATGAAGAAAAATAAAGGATTTACAACACCATGTTACATAGCTGTTAAAGACGGAAATCACGCAAATCGTCTAATGATAGCTTTAAAAAGTATAGGCGATAGAAAAGTATTTGGGATACCAGAGAATGTTACATATCCTTGTGTTTGTGGAGTATCCTCAAATATTATATCATTTGGTGAATTGATTGATTTAGATTTTGCCGGTTTTATCAATTGTAAAGATAACGAGAAGCTATTTCTTTCATTAGCTTCACTTCGGAATGATTCGGACATTAATCAATGGTTTACTGATGGCAAGAAATGGGTAATCAGTGATATTCATTCTCTTCTTGAGCTGAAAGAGTATTTCCAATTAATTAAATTCGATTATTTAAAAACTCACAAGGCAACAGTCGAAGAACTTATCAAGCATTTCAACTTGTAACTAAATATATGAATAATGATGGTAATAAAATTCTGGATGCTATTAAGAGAATGGCGGCAGATGACAATAAAGGTTTGAGAATGACTACTACCATAGTCGATGTTAAAGATGATCCACGCGGCTCAATCGTTGGTTTTGGGACTGAAAAAGTTTGCGGGGATGATGCAAAAGCACAGACAATGGGATTACCCGGTAAATATATGGCATGTGCTTTTTTTATAGATCGAGAAGAACTGAAAAAATACCTCTAATAAATTAGAAAGGAATAAAAGTTATGGAACAAAGAATTTTTCTTTTAGCACTCAAAAAGAGTGAGAAATACGAAGGTACAACTTATTGTATAGGTGTATATAAATTAGGAACTCCATACGCGGAGTTTATTTTAGGCGAAACGGATAATGATCGGGAGTATAAAAGAGGTGATGAAGTTTCATACATCTATAATGCCGATTACACAACTAATCTACAAAGTGCCTTGGATTGGCTGAATGGAACCAAATAACTAAAATATGGATATAGAAAAGATTATTTTCAATATTGCCAATTATGGTGCATGTACGTGGGTTAGATATTGGATACAAAAAGAAATATCAGGTTTAACACTGCCTGGGGAGTATATTGCAATAAGGGGTTCTTTTTTAGCTGATGATCTGCTTATGGATATTTTTGAAGCTGGCTTTGAAATCAAAATGATATCGTCAAAGAAAATAGAAGCTGATGCTTATTGTGATGTTTTATTAATGCGTAAATTGAAATAAAACGATATAGAAATGAAGAAAACTCACGGTTCATTATTTAGCGGAATTGGAGCTCCGGAACTTGCATCCGAATGGATAGGATGGGAAAATCTATTTCATTGCGAAATAAATGATTTCTGCCGGAGCTTTTTAGAAAAACGATTTAAAAGTACAAGTTATGCGGATATCACCACAACAGACTTTAATATTTGGCGCGGACGAGTGGACATCCTTACAGGTGGATTCCCTTGCCAGGATGCAAGTAAAGCGAAGCAGACAGGTGGAAGGGGACAACTCGGACTTGAAGGACACAGAACCGGGCTTTGGTGGCACATGTACCGTGCGATTGATGAAATCTGTCCCCGATGGGTTGTCGCAGAAAACGTTGCCAATATCACAAGAGTTAACAACGGAAGAGATTTTGCAAAAATCCTCCATTCGCTTTCCGGACTGGGGTACAATGCAGAATGGAAGATTATGTACGCTTCTGACGCAGGTGCGCCCCAAAGAAGAGCCAAGTGTTATCTGGTTGCTTACTCCAACGGCATCCGATTACCGGCGGGAAAATCTTTCTTCTCCAATGTATGCCAAGAGATTATCAAGGAGCGCCGGATGTTTGCCGGAACATCTTTATCGGTTGGGATTTCGTGGGTTAGTCAACCATCGGTTTGTAGCGTGGGTTATGGGTTTTCCGATAGATCATCTGAATTGTATGGCAAATCTCGACTAAAAGAAGAAGTATTTCATGCTTATGGAAATTCTATGTGTCCACAATTGATCCATGAAATTTTTAAAAGAATAGAATATTTAGATAATTAACGTATAACTAAACAGGAAAGGAGTTGAATAAAGCGAGAATTCTCGCTTTTAATCACCTGTTAAAAACAAAATTATGGAAACAAAGATTATTGCCAGAGTGAACAATGTGGATATAGTGTCCACGAGTGATGAACAATTAGTTGCTATCAAGCCAATATGTGAAGCATTGGGTATTGATTGGAGTTCGCAAAAGCAACGTATAGAACGGGATGAAATTTTAGCATCAACTATGGTTATGATAACCACAGTTGCCGCTGATGGTAAAGACCGTGAAATGTGCGCCGTCCCTTATATGTTCGTCTTTGGTTGGCTGTTCTCTATTGATGCTTCTAAGGTCAATGAAGATGTCAAGGAGTCCGTCTTGAAGTATAAGATGGAGTGTTACAAAGTGTTGTTCGAGCATTTCACCGAACCGCAAACTTTCCTCAAGCAAAAACAGGTGGCTATCGAAAGAGAAGTCAATGAATACCAGGAACGGCAGAAAGATTTTAAAGATGCTAAAAAGCGCATGGATGAATCTAAAGCGCGTCTTAATAAAACGATGAGTATTACCATTGAAGACTGGAGAGCCAACAACCGGCAGCTAAATCTGCCATTTGAGAAAGAAATCACAGAAGAATAAAATAATCCGGGCAAAATGTATCACCATTCAAAAATAATCACTATGTTTGCAGTGTCTATTACAAGTTTTCTCAAGAATGCGGGCAACCAGCTTGCATTTACCGTGCAGGCATTTTTTATGCCCAGACATATAGTGTACCATATTTGGTATCCGTGTACCCCCGTGTGGAGCGTTAATGCGCCCACAGCATTCTTGAGATGTGATAGACAGCGGGAAAGGCACGGATACTTTCATTTTAAAACTTTATTGTTATGTCTGACAATGCAAAAGTTTTCGCAGCTACTCAAGACAGCTTCGGAACGTCCGCCCACGAAACGGGTACTTCTTCCATCGCCCTCACCGGCAATCCCTTCACCGACCTTGCCGCCTACGGCATCGACCTGCACGGATGTACCATTCGCTACCTGCGTGGTGCCAACCACAATGGCAACACCATCACCGGGCGGTTCAATATCTCCGGGCGTGAGGAGACAGCCGGAGCATCTTCTTACGAAACCCTCATTCTCTTCCTGGTGGAGAAGAACCGTGAACGCCGCCGTTATGTGGCGGAATGCCATAAACGCAAGCGTGAACGCAATTTTGCATCATGGCAGACTCGCCACCCGGAATTCACGTTCTACAATTGTAACGTCACATTTATGTAGCCACTTACACAAGTCGGCTAATTACTATTCCATTGCGCAACCTGCCATAAATGTAGGTTGTGCAGGAATTCTATACCCTAATAATTAATTCAAATCAAATAAGAAAGGAACGCTATGTGTAAAGAGATAATGTACATGATAACCTACCCGGATGGTACACTTGCGATGAATACTCAAAAGTATTACCGAAGAGATTGCGTCAGATACTGGCTGGACGGAACTGGTTTGACATGGAAACAGATGTATAAGAAAGGCTTTCGCTGTAAAAAAGTGAAAGTTACATTTGAAATAATTGATTAATAACTGGAAAAACATGAATAAAGACAGACGTAAAAGGATTCAGGACATTAGAGATCAGTTACAGGACTTGCAAACCGAAATCGAAGAGATTAAGGATGAAGAACAAGAAGCTTATGACAATCTACCTGAGTCATTACAAGATGGTGAGAAAGGTGAAAAAATGACAGACGCAGTTGATAACCTTGATTCAGCATATTCTTCGCTTGAAGACGCAATAGGTTATCTTGACGAAGCAGTACAATAACTCTCAAATCCAAACAGAGTAAAAATGTACGTCGATATAGACTCCCGAAACCAAATCTCCATCAATGGTCTGACTCCTGAAGAAGCACTGCGCCTTTCCATGATAATAAGACTCGCTGATTCTCGTTTCCTCACCGGTCCTCTGACAGTTGCCGGGGATCAGCTTTATTTGCACGCAACCCGGGCTTTTGACTCCATCCTGAAGGTTGAGAAAAAAGTCCCAACTCTAAAAGAATAACAACATGTTCTACAATGATGACGAAATCAAACGCATCAAGGAAGCCTCAGAAGGCAGGCTTATTGATGTTGTCGAGAAATTTCAGAGCCTCCGACGTTCCGGTGCTGACTACACTTGCGACTGTCCTCGATGCAAGGGAAAAGGTAAGCTGGCCTTCAGTCCGGCAAAGCAGGTATTCAACTGCTTCGGATGTCATGAAGTAAAAGGCAACAGTCCTCTCTCTTACCTCATGACTGTTGAAGGCATGGCCTACACCGAAGCGCTCGACTACCTTGTTGAACAATTCAATGTCCTGCTCGATCAGCGTCCGGTTCTCAAGAAAAAGAAACCGGTGAAATTAAAAAAAGGCAGTAAAGCAGCAAAGGGAATTGATACGAACAGCTACTGCGCACGCATGTTGGCCGAATCCGGATTAACCTTTGAGGATGTCACAGCCCGGGTTTATAAAATAGGTGATACCAAAAGTATCTTTGAGCAACGTACTTTTCGTCCAGGTACTATTGACGAGCGCGGATTAATAACCCCCAAAGGCGATGACGTTATCATCGAATACTACGATCTTGAAGGCCTTCCCGTCACCTACATTCGTAAATACCCTAACAAAAAGTCTGCTGATACTGATCGTCAGGAATACTATCGCATCCGGTGGCAGTTTCCGGATGCCCATCTCGACAAGGAAGGAAAACCGTACAAATACAAATCGCCACGAGGAAGCAGTACTCCGATCTACATACCTGAGCGTATGCGCGCGCTTTACAAAGCCAAAACACAAATTCACCGGCTCTATATCCAGGAAGGCGAAAAGAAAGCTGAAAAGGCATGTAAACATGGTATCCCGTCCATAGCAGTCAGTGGTATTCAAAATCTTGGTCTGAACGGTGCCCTTCCGGAAGATCTTGTTACCATTATCACCACTTGTCAGGTCAAGGAAGTTGCCTTTGTATTTGATTCTGACTGGGATGATATCTCTGCGAATATCCGTATTAACGATCGTATTGAAAAACGTCCGCAGAACTTTTTCTTTGCAGCACGTAATTTCAAAGAGTATATGCGTACCCTGAAAAATCGTAATATCTACGTTGAGATCTTCGTTGGTCATGTCTTGAAGAATCCAGCCGGAGACAAGGGTGTCGATGACCTTCTTGCTAACACGCTACGCGATCACGAAGACGAACTCGCTTCCGATATCGAATTTGCCTGCAATGAGAAAAAAGGACTCGGTAAATATGTTGAGATGTTCAAGGTAACCACTTGGACCGATCATAAACTTCAGGAACTATGGTGTCTGCACTCTCATGAAGCTTTCGCCAACCGGCATAAAGACATCCTCTGTAATCTTCCAGAGTTCTTGTTTGGTCGATACCGCTGGAAATTCGATGAACATGGCCAGGTCATTCTCGCCCAACCGTTCGATGAAGACGAACAGTTCTGGAAAGAGGTTACTAAATCGGACCGGTCCGGTAACGAACGAACCGAATACGAATTCTGCTATGTGAATTCTCAGAATTTCTTGCAGAATCGGGGTTTCGGCCGTCTCCGCCGCCTGGATAAATCTTATCAGTTTATTCACCTTGATCCGCCCGTTGTCCGTTCCATCGAGGCTTCCGATGCCCGGGACTATCTTTTTCAGTTTGCTAAGCATAACTGTAAAACCGAAGTCAATGAAATGTTGATCAAAGGCGTTTCACAATACGTTGGTCCTGATAAACTATCCTTGCTCGAGTTCATTCAGCCGAACTTCATCAAGCCCAATCGCGAATCACAATATTTCTATTTCGATAAATCATGCTGGCTCGTCACCCGTGATTCCGTTCAGGAAATAGGCTATGAAAACATAGCACACCAAATATGGGAGGAACAGAAAAAATCCATACCGGCAAAATTCATCGGCAAACCTCTCATTACTTTTAGTAAGGAGAATGATATCTACAACTATTCCATTTCTCCTGTCGGTACTAACAGCCATTATCTTCAATTTCTTATCAACACCAGTAATTTCACCTGGAGAAAAAATCCGGAAGACATTACTCCGGAAGAAGAAAATGAAAATCGGGTTCATCTGCTGAGTAAACTTTGTGCAATAGGCTACATGGTCATGGAGGCAAAGGATAACAATGTCGCCCGTGCCGTTATCGGCATGGATGGCAAGCAGTCTGAAGTAGGCGAGTCGAATGGCCGTTCAGGAAAATCCCTCGTAGGTGAACTGATGCGGAATGTTGTTCCGACTACTTACATTCCCGGAAAGCGTCCCGACTTGTTCACCGATCAGTTTGTCTGGAATGATGTTCAGGAGAACACTAAACTTGTTTTTATTGATGACGTTCTGCAGAACTTCAATTTTGAATTTCTATTCCCCAACATCACCGGTGATTGGACTGTCAATTACAAGGGGGGCCGGAGGATCACTATCCCGTTTGCACGCTCTGCGAAAATCTACATAGCCACAAACCACGCTATTCGTGGTACTGGTTCCAGCTATACCGATCGCCAATGGCTGTTAGCTTTCTCCGACTTCTATAACGATACGCATAAACCCGTTGACGATTTCGGAACCCTCTTCTTTTCCGAATGGGATTTCGATCAATGGAACCTTACTTGGAACCTTCTGGCCAACTGCGTGCAACTCTATCTCACTTTTGGTATCATTCAGGCACCCGGCGAACGTCTTGAGCAGCGTAAGCTCCGGCAGGAGATCGGAGAAACTCTTATCTCCTGGGCCGACGAATATTTCTCTTCACCCGATCATCTCAATGTCCGTCTTCCCCGGAAGGATCTTTGGGATGCTTTCTGCAACTACGACAATGCCCAGCGGAAATTCAATACCCCTACTTCCTTCAAGAAGAAGTTCATTATGTACTGTGCCTGGAAAGGTTTTGTTTTCAATCCTCAAAAATATGATAGTACCACTGGGCTGCCTTTTCAAACCGACAAGGATGGCCGCCCTGTTGTCGATGACAAAGCCGGAGGCATTGAATACTTTACCATTGGCACCGGGTCACTCGGTCCCGATTCTATTCAGGAAGCGACAGACCCCATGGGATTACCTGTTTCTAATAAAATTGATTATTAACCCTTTAAATTCAAACAAATGAGTGTCAACAAATCTATTTTTATCGGCTACATGGGTAATCAGGCCGAAGTCAAAGCAACTGATTCAGGTATAAAATATGCCCGGTTCTCTATTGCCTGTACCGAACGTGGATATACTCGTAAGTCCGATAACGTCCAAATCCCCGACCGAACTGAATGGATTCCGGTCATTGCCTGGCGTAGTCTGGCCGATCTTATTGAGAAATATACCCGTAAAGGCAGTAAACTCTTCATTGAAGCACATTTCACCTCTTCTCGGTACGAAGACTCCACTGGAGCAAAACGTACCTCATTCGAGTTCATTGCAGATAGTATCGAACTGCTTGATCCCAAAACCGATGAACGTCCGTTACCTCCGGAACCAATACCATCAACGGGGAAAATGAGCTATAACGAGTAAAACAGTATCCTTATGAATCTCTCTTCCTACAGGCTCAATAACATTTCCGAGGTTCTTCCTCTCTATGAGGAGAACCCCGGCCGTTTCATGCGATTCTACAACACGATCTATCTTTTATTATGCAGCATACCGCCACTTGGTTCCATCCGGGTGGCCGATCATTGTCAGCCGGCATCTTATAGTATTTTTATAAAATGTGTCTGCTTATGTATTCTTGAAGAGCGCCATCAGAGCGAAGAGATTGACAGGATGTTGGAGTTTTCTGATGACTACACGGAAATTCACCGGTCCGGAATATTCCGGAAATTCGTTTATCAGAACCCTTTTTACCAACGACGAAAGGAGTAGAATATTCCAATTTATTACCCTGTAAAGGTACGCAAATTAAACGATATATGCAACAAAATCATGATAAAAAAAGAGAATAAAATATATGTAATAGTATCGACTGATCCGCATGAGCGCGAACAGACGATTGCTCGCTTGGCCGTCCGTCTCAACTTCGCGCGTGTGCCTTCCGATGCTCTCAAGATCATTAGTAAGGAGATATATTCCATCGACCTCAATACTGCGTATTTCGTTCTTTGCAGCAATTATAATTTCCGAGGTTCTGTCATCACCACACAGCGCCTTTATGAACTCGCCGCACGGGGTATCTGTGTTGTGGTTGGCGTGAAGTCTCTCCCGCGTGAATACGAGATGATGGCACAGGTATTCTATCCGGGTGATTTGCGTTAGTACAAACAAGACATTTCTATTTTGTTTAGTGTTAGTATTCTTCTGGTAGCGGAGACGTGTGAACGTCTTCGCTACCTCTTTTTTAGCCTTCCGTTCCCCTCGCCTCCCCTTGCTTTTAAGAAAACGTTTTGAACAACAGTGCTTCGCCACAAAGCAAACAAAAGCCCGGGGAGTATATATATATTTTTTATTATTTTTTCTTTTTACAAAAATACCCTGTATAAAAACGATATTATTTTTGTGCTTTCGTGCAGAGTCTTGTTTTTCGCTATTTATTACATTAAAAATCAGATATTTAAACACCGCACAATTTTTGTACGAAATCGTACTTTTCGTACTAAAATGCACAAAAACGCATTTTGTACGCAAAATAGTTCATCCGTACAAAATTGTACGATTTTAGTACGATTATAACAATCTGATAATCAACGTTTTTTAAAATCGCCATGCACTAAATTCACAAAAGCACAAAAATCCCCCCTTGTTTTTGAAAGGGGTATTGTTATGCTATTTTCCATCAAACTATTGGAAAACAGCATAAATAATCGTACTTTAGCTCCGACCATATAACCTACACCTAATGATGACTACCAAAATAGAAGTGCCCGCCCATCTGCATGAGTATCTTGCAGGCAAATATTGCAGTCTGAACCTGAACCAACCAGTCCGCTTTCCCGATGGTGCCGATATCTATCATCAACTGTTCGACCTGCTTGAACGGCGACCGATATCAGCACCCGTGGATCGTGGTAATCTTGAAATCTGCCTGCCTAACCGAAGCATTGGAAAGCCACCGGAAACTTACAATTATCTCGGTTTACGTTCCACGCGGTTACTCGTTCGCAAAATAGAACTGATGATGTGGGCGGATGCTCACGAATTCATAGACGATCAGAAACACAGGCATGGTATCATATTCATCAATAGCATACATACCTTTATGACCAGATACGGAATTACCTCCATATCGGAGGACGCTTTTCTCAAAAACTACTATCGATGGCGAAAGCGCGTCCGCGCGAAAGAAACCAGGGCCTATAATAGTGGAAAAAAATCACCGAGCAAGCGTAGTTAATTGTCCGATTTACGTGCCAAAACAGGGATAAAAAGAGGATAAATAGTACTAATCATTGAAAATCAATAAATTATGAATAAGTATAATAACATGGGAGGCATCCTTTTTGCATCAATTCTCTTTGTCAGCGAGTTTGATATCTTTACCGTATTGGGTAACACCGCCTATATTTCGATTAAAAAAGGGCACGCCTGGCGTAACCTTCCCATATCCTTTTCTGTCACCGCTCCTGATGTTGCCCCTGTAGAATCCGTTTCCGGAATCACCTATAACATATCCTCAAACATTCCCATCCTGCGCGCTTGCCTCTCCCCTGATCAGGCTGACATCATTCGTACCGGATTAAAAGAAGGATGTGTATTAATGTGTCAGGATTGTGCCGGGTACAAGTTCGTATATGGAACCCCCGAACATCCGCTTCAGGGAACACTTACTGAAAAAATAGGAAAGAAGAAAACAGACCTCTCTTTCTACGACCTAAAACTGACATCCAAATCTGCCTATCCTCAACTCATTCCGTCCGGATTTTAACGTCCTTCTCCACCTCTGTATATAGCCGTATCATTGCATCAAAATCAATGCAATGAGCCAAAAACGTATCATTTTATCCGATTCGTCTATCAACCGTTACGGATACCGGGTCCTTACATCAGGCCTTCTATTAGAAGCTTTCCTGGCAAACCCCGTCATGCTGTACATGCACTTTCGCGACGAAGGTACACCCGAATGGTGCGATTACAAGGCCATCGGCTATTGGGACGATATCAAGATTGAAGGCGACCAACTTTCTGCCATTCCTGTTTTCGACAAGGTTGATGATCTATCAAAAACCATTGCCGCAAAATACGAAGCAGGGACTTTGCGTGCCGCAAGTATTGGTATCCGAATCTTGGCCACCTCTGCCGAAAAAGAATATCTGCTACCAGGACAGACCCGCGAAACTGTTACCAAAGCAGAAATAATGGAAGCCTCCATTGTCGACATCCCGGCCAACGCCAATGCCGTTCGCCTTTACGATCGCTCCACATCTGTTAAACTGGCAGCAGGTATGGATTCACAAGTAGTGCCAGAATTAAAACCATTTAATCCCGAAACAATGAATTTTAAACCCTCATGGTCTGCGTTTCTTTCCTTTCTGGGTGTTGCACAAGACAAAGCTGAATCTACTGAGCTGTCAGCCGAGAATTTAGATGCAATACACACCGAGTTGGAACGCTTGAAGGCCGAAAACAACACCCTGAAACAAGCCAATCAGGATGCAGAAACGAAGCTTGAAACCGCAACATCTGAAGTCACAGGGCTGAAAACCGATAACGACACAAAGGACACGGAGATCAGTACGTTGAAAACAGAAAACGGTCAACTCAAACTACAGGTTCAGAACCTGAAAAACGCACCCACTCCTGGAGCAAATCCTCCTGCGCCCAAAACCGAACCTGCGTCCGAATCCGAAAAGGAAGAACTCGCTGCCTTCTGTGAAAAGAACGAAGGAAATTATCAGGGTATGACCGAACGCCTGAAGGCTGAAGGTCTCCTGTAACAGTAACCTAAACTATAACTTCAAACATTTATCATGTCAGAAACTAAATTAATTGATGTCTCCAAGCTCAACGAAGCCCTTGTCATCTATGATAAAGCCCTTCGTACACTTCCTTACGCAACTCTTACCGAGGTGGCCGGTATTCTCAAGTTCAACGTACGTGATCTTCAGGGAAAGCACTCTCTTATCAATGAACGTCGCCGTGCCGGTGGAACTCAATCCTATAAGATCGGGAAAGATTTCGGATTAGTCGACAAAATCCTCGGTTATGAACCTTCCATTATCGAACCGAAGGACGTTGTATGTATTACCAAAGAGAACTCACAAAAGTACGATGACAACGAACTACTCATTGTCGGAGGAACTCCTGTCAGCAATACCAACAAAAAACATCCGCTTGAGACAAAAGTAGCGTTCATGCTCGTACGCTCACACATTGAGGATATTGTCTACATGCTCTACCATGCCGAACGAGATGAAGATTCTAAATCACCGGTAGGTGCTTTCGATGGAATCTTCACAAAAATCGATATGCTCATTGCAAAAGATATGGTCAATGCCGCTCGTGGAAACTTCGCCATCTCCGGAGAATTTACGCCTCCCACGTCCGATAGCGATTCTGCCGCATACGAGAACCTCGTTGAGTGGATAGGAGGTGCCAACAGCTATCTGCGTAGTAGCGTTGGAGGAACTCCGCAACTACAATGTTCCGAAACCGTCCTGAAAGCTGCTCGCGCTGCATTGCGTATTAAGTTGCGTATGCAGGAATATCCTTCTATGCAACGTATGATCGAACTTCTACGTGAAGATGCTATGTGCCCGTCTCTGATCGTTTCTACTCACGAATCCCTTGGAATGGGTTCACGGCTCACTTTGCAAAAAGTGGGTAATATCGATGTTGCCTTCAATACCCAGGCTGCTGCTAAATTCTGCCAGATACGCGATATCTACGAAGACCCGAATGAATGGCAGTTCTGGCTACAAGCCGGATACGACACCCGTATCAATGACTGGCACGAAAAAGTATTCCGTACCAACGAACAAAAGAACACAGCTCTCGATCTGGCTGGCGACTACTGCAATACTGGTGCCGTACAGATTAATATCACCGGTGCCGATGCAGCTACCTGTCGCATTCAGGGCAAAGTTTCCACTCGTTACAACGGTCAGTTCTTCCTCGGTCTCGCACCTGGCAATTACACCATCGAGTTCGATTCCGTTGACGGTAAGACCAAACCGGCCAACCAGCAAGTTACTGTCGTAGCCGGAGAAGTAGCCACCGCAACCGGTGCCTATACATAACCTAAACCACAGAGGGCGGCCAATCACCGTCCTCTCATTATTCACTCAATAAACCATATCTTCAATGAAAAAGTTTATCTTATTCGCTTTCTGCCTGTTAGCAGTTGCCATCATTGTAACGCTCCCGGATATTCAACCCCATTTTTCAACCGATGGTTCTAATCTATTGCTCACATTAGCCACCGGTCCGGCCTTTGCACCTCTGAAATGGCCAACCGGACAAAACAATATGGGTGGTTACAAAAGCCGTCTCCTGTTCATTCCGTTTGATGCACCCGAGACCGTTCCGGAAGTTCCGTTACCATCGGTGGCAAAAGGTAATGACGAATTAGTCACCGCTACCGGTTCGTTTACTTTTCCTGCCGGTGGAAATTATACTCAACCTGTTTACCTGTACAGCACCGAAGGAGAAGTCGATTACAATGCAGAGCCGCAAGGTGAAACCGATGGTATCTCATACAAACCGACTTTGAGTTTCTTCTTCCCGGGAAATACGCCCGGTATGCACGCCTTTAATGCTCTGGTAAAAAACACTCCGGGATACTATGTCTTTGAAGATGTCGATGGCCGGCAGATGTTACTCGGTCAACCGGGCCTGTACGCTAACACATCCCCTTCTTTCAAAGGAGGAAAAGCCCGTGCTGATCGTCGGGGTAGTACTTACACCGCTACTGCCGATTCCAACTACACCGCCATCTTTTTACAAACTCCAATTGACATGGAAGCACTCGCCAAAGGTGAATATGTTCCGGGTGGAGACCATGGAGAAGATCCTACAGTATAACAATCCATAAAAAAGTATGACCCGCCAAGAGCAATTAAACAACTGGTTAGGAAACCGTCAGCGCACATACGCTGACGGTCTCTCCCTGTTTGGTACTCTCGCAAAAGAGAGTATGAAACAAAAGTTTGCAACCTATTTCCAAGCTGCCCCAGAGGCTCCTCACATCTTCGACCCCCATTTCACGCAGCTTGTCAACTGCCTTTCCCGCATCTATCGTGAGATCAACGAATCTCCGTCCCTCTATCCCGCTGCCCTGGAAGAGGTGATTGTCGTAAAAGTCCTCAATGATGACCAGAGAGACAAAGAAGTGGATGAACGGAAGTCACGTATCTCTACTCTCGAAAGTGAGATCGAAGAGTTACACGAACGTATTGATACCCTCGAAGGTGATAGCGATGATCACATGGATGAAATAGCTACACTTCAACAGCAACTCGATGAACACATGCAGCAGCTCATTGATCTGCGTCATGAAGTCGAAGCCCTCAGTACTCCGGGTGTTAAGATCATGACCGAAGAATCTCTGACACCCGCCCTTCGCAAAGCCTACGCCCGTATTCGTGAGATCGCTCCGATTTATGCCAGCCTCCATGCCGATATTGCCAATCCCGATATTCCGGCTGAAGAACGGCAGCCACTTGCCGAGGATCTCTGCAAGCTTGATGATGAACGCCGCCGTCTCTGGAAACAGATTGATGACTATGCTGAAGGCAAAGGGGCAACCCTTGACCTTGAGTCCGAACGCCCCGCGTTCAGCGAAAACAGCATCGTTCGCGGCATCGAAATCGCACGTCAAATCAAGCGTCTCAAGCAGAATATCACCAACAGCCGGATAGCTGCCGATAAAGCCAAGACAGACGGCCGTCAAGTGGTCTATGACAACGCCATGGCGCGGATCGCAAAATACGAGGTAGAACTTTCCGAACTTGAAAAGGAAATCGGAATAGTTACCCAAACAGACAATACAGGTGAAAAGGTTTCAGGATAACTTTCCCTGTGCCCTGCATCCCGGTTCCATCGAACCGTTCATGCACAAGGGAGACTGGGCAATACATGAAGTATTGCCCTCTCTTTTATCTGCCATAGGCCCGGCAAACATACGTATTGCAACATTCAGTATCTCGGAGGATAGCCTCAGACCCCTTTTTTTTCTCTCTGACGAGCGAATGATCACCGGTTTAAACCTTCTCCTTGACACTACCGTAAAGCGTCACAAATTAGACCTGTTTTTGTTTGCATCAAATATTACCCCGGAAATACGTATAGACTCCTGCCATGCCAAACTATTGCTCGTCGAAAACGAGAATTATCGTTTTGGCATAGCCGGTTCTGCCAATCTGAACCAGAATCACCGTTGGGAATCAGGTGTTTATTTCACCACCGGGCGACATTATGACTATTTCTCCCAAGCATTTAATGAAGCCTACGAAAATGCATTAAGCTATGAACTTATCCGATGAACAATTACAGCAGATCAGAGAGATGTCGGCCGCCCTGATGCCTCCCACTGAAATAGCCATTTTGCTCGGACTACCTCCCGATCAGCATGACTACTTCTGTGACATCTGTAAAAATCACCGGCAGACCTCAATATTTAATGTCTACCATCAAGGCCGTTTGCAAACCAAATACGAACTCCGTAAAACCGTCATCAAACTTGCCAAAGCCGGCAGCCCGGCAGCCGAACCGCTTGCCGACCGGTACATGAAAGAACAGATCATCAACGAGTAACACCATGCCTAAGAAAGACCCTACATACGAACGCATCGAACGTGCCCTTTATAAAGATCACGATGAAAGCGCCCTCATTCTCACTTCCCGTGAAATGGAAATCAAGGCCCGGATGATGCTCTGTGTCAGCAAGCGAATGGAATCTCCTCTCATTGAAGATTCCGAACTCGTGAACTTCCTGATGCACGGTTGTGGCGGCCAGGCCGAACCAGTCAGCAAATCACAGGCCTACCGTGATATCGCCATGCTTAATCGATTGGTCGGGAATATCCAGCTCGCTGCGAAATCATGGTACCGTTACATGATTGTCGAAGGTGGCAAGAAAGCCTTTCAGCTCGCCATCGACAGCGGAGATGCCAAAGGTGCGGCAGCCGCCCTTGATAAAATCGGTAAATATACCCGCAGCGACAAAGAGGATGATGCCCTCGATTACAGCCAGCTTATTCCTCCATCCTTTGAGCCATCCGATGACGTTACTCTCCTTGAGGGCCTTGAACCCATCGATAACCTTGAGCAAGAAAGACAGGATTTTCGTTCTCAATTCAAAAATATTCTCGCCAGGAAAGCGATCGATATTACGTCCATAGATGACGAGGAGGAGGACGTATGAGCCTGCAAGCTTCTTCCATTCCGTCCGTTTACGATCTCCGGATGAAACAAACGGAAGTCGTCCGGAAGTTCTTCAACAAAATGCAACGGCACGCCATGGCCATCGCTGCCCATGACGAATATATTGTAGCTTCGCGCGGTACCGGTAAATCAGAAGGAATAGACGCTCGCTTCATTCTTCGGAACGTCTGGGAAATGCCCGGTTCACTCGGTGGCATGATATCTCCGAGCTACGCCAAAGCCTGGGGAAATACCTTGCCGGCTATCTGCAAGGCATTGGCAGAATGGGGATACATCCAAAACGTACACTATGTGGTGGGACATAAGGCTTCAGCTTCACTCGGATTTGCCAATCCCGTCCGTCCGGTCCTCGGAGATGGATGGAGTAACGCCTTCCATTTCTGGAATGGCACCGTCATGGTCATACTCTCATTCAACCAAGGCATGTCCGCCAACTCCATGTCCCTCGATTGGGTCATCGGACCTGAAGCAAAATTCCTATCCTACGAAAAAATAAAAGGAGAAGTCAACCCGGCCAACCGTGGCAACCGGCAATACTTCGGACACTGCCCCCACCATCACAGCGTTTGCTATTCCACCGACATGCCTACTGCTTCCATGGGAAAGTGGATTTTGGATAAAATAGATGAGATGTCACCCCAACATATCAATTTTATCCGTACCCTTTACAAAGAATTACAATCCTACAAACGAAAGCCTCTTACGGACCATACCATACGTATGATCAAAGAACTACAACGCGATCTTGATATTGCCCGTAAATACCAGCTTCCCGTTAAGCCCGAACCAGGCAAGACGCGTGAATATACTGTATTCTACGGAGAGTATGATGTGTTCGACAACCTCGAAGTCCTCGGTGAAGACTTTATCTGGCAGATGTATCGCGATTCTCCGCCCCTGATCTGGCGTACCGCTTTCATGAACGAACGCCTCTTTCGTGTCCCGAATGGATTCTACTCCGCCTTGGATGACAACATACACTTCTACATTCCATCCGACAACGGCCGCCTTCGTAGTCTCGGAAGCGACTGGAGCCGGCTCACCACCTGTGGCTGCCTGGGTGATGGCGATCTCGATTTCAGCAAGGAGCTGCACATAGCCTTTGACTCAAACGCCTCTATTTCCACGGCCGTTGTCGCTCAAAAAGATGGAAATATTATGCGCGTTCTCAAATCCTTTTATGTCAAGACACCCGGAAAGCTTCAGGATCTTGTCAAACAGGTAGCCGACTATTACCGTCCGAAACTGAATCACGACATTGTAGTCTATTACGATCATACATTCACCTGGGAATCCGGGGCGACTTCCGAAAGTTACGCCGATATCATCCAGCGTATCTTTACCGAAAACAACTACAATGTCACGATGGAGTATGTCGGCCAGGCTCCTCAGCATGAATGGAAACACCTAAATATTGACCTTACCTTAAAAGGTGATCCACAATACCTATGGGTGCAGATAAACCTTCATCAAAACGAGTTCCTCAAGATCGCCATGGAGCAAACCGGCATCCGTCAGGGTAAAAACGGTTTTGAGAAAGACAAAACTCCTGAAGGAACCGAGGATACCCCCGACAATCCCGACCAGTACAAAACCCATATAACCGATGCTTTCGACACCTTGTGGTACGGCATGAACTTCTTCTTCACCACTCCCGGTAAGTCAGGTACAGGAATCTTCTTTCTACGATAAAAAATGAGAATACCGCATGGCCGTAAATTGAATTTACGTCAAAAATCGCTGAAGCAAAGCGTCCTGAAATCCCGCCCCCTCTGTCGATCCACAATCGGCGGACTCCGCTTACCCGGCGTAGCCGGGCGACCGAAAAAGCCCTCCCCCCGTCCCCTTAAACGTCCGTGGAGTGCCTTTTCTGCCCCATTTTAAGACTTTCTTTTCATCTCCGCTACATTCTCTCCCTTTGAAATCACTATCCTATTTTCACAAATCTCAACTTTTACTTTATCTCCCAACTTAAAGCCGTATGTTCTCAGATACTCGCCTTTAATATTAAAACCTATTGTGCCTTTACCATTTTGCGGTAACCGGACACAATGCAAAAACTTTTCCATCTTTAAATTTTAGTAGTATAACGTACAAAATTTATACTCGGTATGCTCTTTACAGGTTGCACGATACCAGTCACAGGCATAGGTTTCAATTCCTCCGCACAAGTGGGAGGTTCGTTTATTATTTCCGTTTCCACTTCATAAATGGTCGGAATTTTCGTGAAACTGTCAACGATCACACACCATCGGTGCCAACATTCGTTTGTAATGGTGTCCATATGTAAAACTTCTCCATTCAAACTAAACAAACACAAATTAATCAATGTCATTAAACAACAGGTATATGAGATATCAGCACCTACAAAGAACTGCTTTCTGTCCTGTTTCGCAGCAGACAATAAGAGCCTGCCACTTCCGCACGCGGGGTCAAATACCCTATTATCTCCTTCTCTTCTTTTATCTCCCGGCTGTATGGCTGTTGTTAACTCTGTCATTAAATCACAGACACAAACAGGAGTAAAAAACTGCCCATTCTTCCCATTACTTAAAAATTCTTCAAAATAATCTCCAAATGGGTCAATAAATGGTGCATTATCCATTTGCACAATTAGAGATGCAAATGCCTCCGAAAACAAATGTAACTCTTCCTTATTATACGGCTTTATAGTTTTGAAATAAAGTTCCTCTTTGCGCCCCATGGATAAACAGCAAACAATTATTTGCAAAAAATCATCAAGCACTTTTGCCCGTCCGTGTACTCTGGAAATATCCTCTAAATACTCCCCGAATTTCTTAAACTTATTGTTTTTCATATACTTGCAGATTTGAGAACACAAAACAAATTGGGTAAAAGTCTGCCGGGTCGGTATCTTCGTCCTGGTTATCTTCCTGTTGTTGCTTGTCTGTTTGCTTTGGCGTACCCCATAAACAAAGAGCGTGCGAACCTTTTTCGATCCGTTTTCCATCTTTGTTCCATTGTTGTAACGTCTTTAGCTGTGTGTGTCCTGCTTGGGCGTATATCTCTTTCAGACCGTCATTTACCGTACTTATAGCCCCCTCTTTAACAAGTTGTTGAAGTGGTTTAGACAATCCTTTTAATATTTCTCTTTTTTCTTGAATAGTTTTTGCAGAATCAAAAATATTTTCCATCTTTGTATCACGTTAAAAAATTAAACTACGGTTTGATTATTGCCCCCTATGACAGTGCGAATGTCACAGGGGGATTTTTTATTAGTTATCGTTTAGAATTTCTAATTCTGCCCGAATTTCACTTTCTGTTTTCGCCAAATGACTATTTAAGTCTGACATCCAATCACCTAACAATTTACCAATCGCAACAGGGTTGCTTGTCTCAATTGAAAGCCCTTTCGCATCTATTAAAGTCAGTTGCGCATTATTCTTATCGTGAGAGATTGTAAAACTCTCAAGCTGTTTCCGCTTTTCTCTGACTTCCTGATATTTTTGGCGAAGTAAATAAACGCGATCGGCCTTATCCGTCAATTCATCAATACTTAACCGTTTTTTGGTGGTTGGAAATAATCTTTCTGGCCTTTTCTTTTCTTTCAGCTCCGTTTTTTCCTCCGGTTTTGGTTCAACTTTTACAACCGTTTCCGCTTGGGTAACTGAAGCTGATGGCAATAATATGACAGGTGCTACCGAATCTTCTTTCTTATTAGATACTTCGTTACCTGCCAAAACTGTGGCTTTTGACTGTGCGACTTTTGCGCGACTTACATTTGCACTCATTTTGTTATACGTTAAAAAATTAGACATTAAGGGTATTCGGGTGCGAACCTTATCCCCTTTTGATTACATATCAAAGATACTACATTTTAATGTAACACACAAACGCAACATATTGATAAACAGAATATTATATACACTGTACACAAAAGGAGAAATATAGATATGTCTTTCTTTACATCTACTATAAGATATTTTTTTTTCCAACTTCACAAATCAAATCTCAAATTGCCTTCATCACACCGACTAAGGACGCTTTTTAATCTCTAAAAAGTCTTTCATATCACAATAAAGGTTAACAGACAACCATTTCTCACACAATTCCCATATAAAAAAAATCAATAAACTGACATCCAACGGGTAAAGGGTTTTAAAGGGGAAAAATTTCCCCTTTTTCCGTCGTCAGACCACGCACCGCCCTGCGGAAAAGTTTCAACCTAAACATTTTTTTCTCTCTTATATGCTGGCGGCCTCCCTCAAAACGCATCGCGTAAGCGATACCTATTTTGCATTATTCAATGTCCTTTATACAGCCTTTTATGCACGATACCTTTGTCGAAAACATGAATCATGGACAACTCTATCGTAACTATCATTCTGACATTCATCTTCGGAGGTGGGCTTATCTCATATATCACATCCCTGATCACACTGAAGTATACCAAAAAACAAGCAGAAGCCAACGCCATGAAGTCTGTACAGGACGTGTACCAGGAACTGATCAAAGACATGCGATCGGCAATGGAGAATCTTAAGAAAGAGAAGGAGGATGTGGAAAAACGGCTTTCCTTTCGAATTGAATCTCTTGAACTGAAGCAAAAGGAGATGGAGCAGAAGATCGATGATAATGAAAATAAGATCACAAAATTAGAGACTCTCAAATGCAGAAACCTATTATGTAATAAACGTCAACAATGAAACAGTATGCTAAATCTATTATCTATTTTACTTTACCTCTCATTATTGGGAATCTGTGTGCTTGCCGTTCTGCGAAAAGTGGAATCGATAAAACACAAGCGGATACGTCCTTATCGCAACTTGAGCGTATTGAACACAACGTATCAGGTACGATTTCCTCACAAGTCAAAACGAAAGAAACCGAAAAAGGCAACACTTGGCGAATCGTATGTAACTTTGACACGTCACTGCCTGTCGATCCCCAGACCGGACTCCCCCCGACATTGAATATCGAGATCGAAGGGAGTGAGACGGAAACACAAACCTCTCAAGAAGATAATGAGTCTGCACGAATATCGGATAATCTGTCGAAACAAAATGTTATCGACCTTGATACCTCTAATCAGTCTGAAAAACAGACGGATAATGAGCATACTGTTTTCGCTGGAATTGACAAAGGAATCAAAACCGGACTCATTATAGGAATACCCATTATACTGATCATTTTAATAGCCATCAGCTATGCAAGAAAAAAGAATACATCAAAGTAAAATATGGAAACTGATGGAGGAACGAAAAGACGGGAGACCTGTCGAGTTCTCCATCCAGTTTTGTAAAAAAAGTACCGGTGAGCTTATTGCTTACAAACGCGCAGTGCTAACTTCCTTTCACAGTGAAGGCAGTACGATCAATGTGCTACCGGTCGGTGGCGATACTCCACGTAAAATCCGCCGTTGTCTCATAACCCGATTCAATAATTTTAAAGTCATATTCTAATGCCAAAAGAGTTACCTAACCTTAACAAACCCGGATACGAAACATACGCTGTCATGAAGGGTGGAAAGAATATCATCAAGCTGAATGATAGTACCGACATCGTGACAGACCGCGAAGCAAAGGGCGTCGAAATTGTGCCGAAAGGTACAACGGTCCCTATCAAGTTTATCCTGCGTGGCCGTAACAATAACATGATGTATGACATCATGAAAAAGATCGGGCACAATGTCACGGTAGGAAGTAACATTGAGTTCAAGAACAAAGTAATCTACGGTGACAGCGTATTGGTTTACCGCAAACACAGAGATCCTGTTTCCAAAAAAATAGTCAAAGAGGAAATATTGGAAGATGAACAACCTGAAATATTCGAGTTCATTGAAAATAACAACTATCCATTTCAGCGGATGGAAATCGCCAACGATCTGGCCATCTTCTATGATTCATATGTGGAATATATCTTTGATCAAAACGAAACCCCAAAACTCGTACAGGTCAAAACGAAAGAAACCACCTGTTCTCGCATCAGTGAGATAGACGAACACACAGGTAAAAGCGAATGGCATGGTTACTCGGCAGAATGGCATAAGGGTACACCGGAAGATGTTGTCGCCACTCCGCTGCTTGACCGTCAATTTCCGCTCTATGATTTGAAAATGCGTATGGGAATGATCCCCAACCAGTCAGGGAAAAAAGTTCTTGTAAAAGATCGCCGGTTCATTCATAATATCCGTATCAGTACCCCCGGCCGTTTTTATTATAGCGTGCCGTATTGGTGGAGCATTTTTGCAAGCGGTTGGTACGATTTTGCTTCCGCCATCCCACTATTCAAAAAAGCTTTGATAAAAAATCAAATGGCTCTCCGCTACATCGTCTATATTAAGGATACGTTTTGGGATAAACTATATACTGATCTAAAGCTGACCAAAGACGAAGACAAGGTTGCGGCACGGAAAAAGTTTTTGGATGAAATGAACGATTTTCTTTCCGGTGAGGAAAATGCCGGCAAAGGATTCGTCTCCGGATTCCGTTATGACCGGATTAAAGGATTTGAAGACAAAGACATCATCATCAATCCCCTTGAATCCTTCTTCAAGGGTGGAGAATACATCGAAGACAGCGAAGAGGTCAGCAACACACTCTGTTATGCACAAGGTGTTCATCCCTCTATCATCGGAGCTTCTCCAGGCAAAGGAAAAAGCATCAACGGAACCGAGGCACGGGAGTTGTTCACCATCGAGCAGGCACTTATGAGAATCTACCAGGATTGTACATTGCAGCCCCTGTACTTCGCCAAGGCTGTCAATAATTGGCCGAAAGATATATTCTTCTCCGTTACCAATTGCCAGCTCACCACGCTCGATCAGGGAACCGGAGCAACAAAAAACACAGGTCTAACCCCAGAAACTGAAGAAAAATGAACACCATTATCCCAGACATCGAGACACTTAAAACAGTGGTTAAGATAAATGCTGCAATTCCTTATGAATCAATCGAATGTTTCATGGAAGATGCTCAGGAAATATATATTCTTTCCCAGATCGGAAATAAAACGTTTGAAAAATCCTCCGAAGATGGAATACTAAAAAACAAGATTCTTCGTGCATTAGGTCCTCTCACTCTCATGCTTGCCACTCCTGAGTTAGGCATTAGCTATGGCGACAACGGTATTACGGTAGACAACCAGCAGGGCAAACGTTCTCCGGCCAACGAAGCCAAAATAGAAGCCGCAAAAGAAAACCTGTTGTTCCGTGGGATGCAAGCCCTCGACCGTCTCTTGAAACATTTGTCCGATAACAGTGAACGATATCCCGATTATATAGAGTACCAGAAAAAAATAACCGGCAATTCTCCCTGTATCATCTCCAACGCACAAGCCTTTCAAGATGACGGCATGGTCAACATTGATTATTCAACCGTCACATTCCGCACCATGCTTCCTACACTTCGTCAGCTTCAGGAACGCCAACTCCGTGAAATGTTACCGGAAGAGCTATTCACCCGCTTGCTCGCAAATAATGAACTGTCAGCAAAGGAAGACGTTCTTCTCTCTCATTGTGTCCGTTATTTAGCCAACAAATGCGCTGAACTCTACACTTCCCAGACCGGACACGATCAACGTACCGCCACCGGAACCCCTGAGTTTAAACCCGTCATCCGCCCTGTTTACCAGGATACCACCGAAACCGGAAACTTTTTTGCTGGCCAGGCTAATTATTACGCTGGCAAGATTCAAACATATCTCACCGAAAACGCTGTCGATCTCGGCATAACCATCCCGGATGTAGCTATGAATTTTAACTCAAAAGAAAAGCATTTATTCACTTCAATATCATAATCATGCACAAGATACTAATTAATGATGATCTCTACCACCTCCCCGAATCCTGGGACGAATTGACCGTACCTCAGCTACTCCACCTTGTCAAGCTCACTAAGTCCGATATCCCCATTGAGCAACTGAAGATCGAAATGCTGCTATACTGCTTACAAGCGCATGTCCGCCGACATAGAATCATATACCAGGACAAGGTTCGTATAGCTATCGGACAACGTTCAAAGCAGGCTAAATTCACTGTCCGCAACCATTCCTATCTACTTACCCCTGAAGAGATAAACAGCCTGGCCGATCTGTTTCAGTTCCTTCTGAAACCCATTACGGAAAGAATCACGAACGAAGAGAGATACTATGTCAATCCCCTACTCTCGACCAATCCCTACCCCACTTTCCGATGCCATCTCCATGCTTATACCGGTCCCGATGATGGCCTTCTGAACATCACCTTTGAACAATACATGTATCTACAGACCTATCTCGATGCCATGCGCCAGGCCCCGCAGAACATCAACCTCCTGTTAGCCTGCCTGTGGTACCGTGGCAAGGTATTCGATATCAATCGCATTGAAAAAGATGCCGCTGTTCTCAAACACCTGCCTGACAACAAAAAAATGCTCATGTATTGGTTTATTCTTGGTAGTCTATCGTTTCTTGCCGAAATGTTTCCCGATGTTTTCTCCGGAGACGGAAAAGGTTCCGGCCGTATCTTCGATTCACAACTCCGCCTGCTTGACTCCCTCGCCCAGTCTGATATGACAAAGAAAGACGAAGTACGGCACGGTTTGTTGATTGATGCACTCTATTCCATGGATGAATCTATTAGTCATAAAAAGGAAATAGAAGAACGATTCAATAAATAAATCACAAAAAGAGTTTGTTACTTGCAAACTATTTTAATAAAAAGTTTGCAAGTAACAAACTTTTCTATATCTTTGCATTGTCATAACAAACGCGGGTGACGTCCGCATTAGTTCTTTAATTTTATGGAACAATTGTTCAACGCTATCGTTAAGATAGCAGAAGCGAACCCGGATGGGTTCACGGTTGACCTTACAACCTTAAAAAAGGTCACAAAAGGTATTTCAGTCGCTTACCTCGAGACTCAAGACTGTTTCGGAGAAGAAGGATTGAAAAGAGTTCTTAACCATGCTTTGATGCACGAAAAGAAAGTCGGTGGATGGCTGAATGAAGAAAACCAACAGTTTTACTTTGACAGTATCCGGATTTTCACCAATCTTGAAGAAGCCAAGCAATTCGGACGTGAGAATCAACAGATTGCAATTTTCGACATTACGCACATGAGGCTCATTAAATTGTGATCCGGAGGGGCTTCGGCCCCTCCTTTTAAAGGAGCTATAATACCTATTATATAAACCGTTAGTCAATACGTTAATTGACAATAATAACTAATTGCGATATGAAAAATTTAGAATTACTCCCTCTCTCTGCCGAGAGTAAAAAGCGAATTGAAGAGTTTGCAAGGCAGTATCAGCGGTATGGTCATATTACCGTAGAAATTGTGTCTTATTCAGAAGGACGCCTGATTGTACGTGCTGAACAAAAGGACCTCATTAACGGCAAGTTCCTTTCAAAAAAAGAACTTACTGAACGTGTACGTGAAATGTTTAAAGGAGAAATACCAGAGGAATGGAAACTTACGGTCTCTGCCGTCAACTTCGACCGCAAAGACATAGACAGCATCACTGTTGACTGGATCAAACGTAGAATGGAAAGATTAGGCTTGAAAAACAAACATCTAAGTAACTATACGGGTATTGATAAATGTACAGTCTCTTCCCTCCTTTCCGGAGATCGCGAATTAACCAAATGGCATAAAGTAGCCCTCTACTATTTCTTTAAATATTACGAGGTGGCTCCATTCTAAATCTAATTGTAAGTGGAGTAAAATTCCGCTTACAATTACTAATCATTTAAAAAATATCATGAAACTTATTCGTACATTTCATCCTGTTGGTTTTGGAGCCTTTTACACAGAAAAGCATATTGATCCTACATCAAAACAGTCGATCAACGTTGTATACGACTGTGGTACCCTACACAATAAACACTATATTAAAGATGCAATAAGAAGTTATTTTAAACAAGGAGATTATATTGATCTGCTTATTATATCACACTTTGACATAGATCACATTAAAGGTATCCCTTTTTTAATGGATTATTGTAATATAAAAAAGGTTATTATCCCATATATCCCCAAAGAAGATAGAATTTTATTTGTCTATTCTCAAGAAGAATTACCCCGTTATGCACAACTCATTATTGATACTCAAAAATACTTTGGTCCAACAACTGAAGTCATAAGCATTAAATCTATAGAACAAGAAAATCAAAGTGATAATCCAGATCACAAAACTAAGATTTCAGAGGAGAAAGGTGAACATGATAAATCCGAAGAAAGTTTAATTAGTGGGTCAAGAATAAAGCTTCCCTCTTTATCGAATTGGTGTTTTATTCCTTTCAATTATGATTATTCAGCTCAGGTTGCAACTTTAAAAAAAATATTGGTAGCCCAAGGATTAGATTACGATCAACTTTCCTCAATTAAATACATAAAAAGCAATTATAATTCTATTCATAAAGCATATAAAGGGTTAGCTAATACCAATGAGACCTCATTGGTCTGTTTCTCAGGTACACTTAGCCAAGCCAACTCTGCAAGACGTGTGACATTAAATCACGTTTTTAATCCATGCAATCCATCGTATATGGGGTTAAACTGCTTGTATTATGGTGATGCCAATACTTCGAAAATAGGTTTTCTATGCCATCTTCAAAACCGTTTAAAAGGATATTATAATAGCGTCCAAACCATACAAATACCACACCATGGTTCCGATAAAAATTTCAACATCCATATTTTGCAAAATCCATCAAACCAGATATCAGTTATATCATCAGCCCCCCATAAAAAATATAATTTACCCAAACCAACAGTTATTAAGGATATTCAATCCACCGGTTCCATTTATATTAATGTAACCAAAGATCCCAAAAGTAAATTTATAGAAGAAGGATACTACTGATCTATCAGGGTATCAATTGAGCATACTAAAAATCAGAATATCTTACTTTTTCTTATTGGTTTCCTGATATACGGGATAGATTGAACTAAGTTTTCCATTTTTTATAATGATTATTACTGGAACGCCACTTGATGTCTTTGCTTCATATCGAAATTGAGAATTTTCAACTTTAGTACGATGCTCATAAGCATATTTTAATTCGTGAAATAATTGTGTTCTTGTCCAAGATCGGGGAAAAAAAGTAGATTCTTTTGAAAACCATTTATTATTCTGTCGTTCAAAAACATCTACAATAGCTTTCCACACACAATGTTGGTCTGTTTCACCAATGATGGTTTTGATTCTCATATTTGATTCATCGAAAAAATGTACTCCTAATATTTTATTCGCTTTTAAATTACCTTTCACGGAATGTTGAATCGCTTTTAAAAAATCCTCAGAATGTTTTTCCCCATGTTTGACAAAAATCGCATCCTTTAAAGAAACTATTAAGATATTTTTTTCTTCAATAATTTTCTGTGCCCTACTACCATTTTCTATCATCAATTTTTTGTATATAGGTGACAGTTTTGTTATTTGAGAAATAGAAGTATAAGGCCCTTCCAATTTTTCAGAGATTGGATATGGCCCACCTTTAAAAGCAATAATTCTAACTCCAGTCTTTAAATCAAAAGGAGAATCGATACAAGCACAGTTGTCCATTAAATAATATAATACATCATTCATAGCACACATTATAAATTTTGATTAAAGATATATTTTTTTTATATCAATACGAAATTTCATTGAAAGCATAACAAATTTCCTAAATGCGAATTAAATATCTTCAACAGGTAGTAATTTAAAGTAAATCTTTCGATAATTTGATATTTATTTTATAATCCCCCACTAAGGTATAAAAAATCACTCATTTATCGTATCTTTGTCGAATAATAACACCCAAACAAAATTATTATGAAAAGAATTTCTTTATTACTGGCGATCTCATTCGCTTTAATTACTTGTGCATCAGCACAAAATTCAGATTTAAACAAGTGGATCAACAAAACACAGGGGAAATCCACTGTTGTCAATCAACAAAACAAGGTTCAAACCAATTCTCAGCTTAGTAACTACAGCCTCTTGATGGAGAAGTCAACTAAGTTTCAATATGGCGCTCTTGCATGTGCCACCATCGGAACAGGTCTTTCCATCGCTGGTGCCCTCGTTGGAACAAAGAGTTACTATGAAGATCCAAAGAATCCTACTCCGGAAGAAATAGAAAAAGCCGGAAATCAAGGGGAATCCGACCGTAAACTCCGTCGTGGCCTGTTTGTCGGTGCTGGTGTCAGTTTTGCCGCCGCCTTATGCTTAGAGTGGGCTGCACTTGATTATAAGTTTAAGGCTGGTCGATCTCTAAAACTTTATGCTAATGGAACTGGAGGAGGATTAGCTTATACATTTTAACAAAATAAGCGGAGCAAAAAACTCCGCTTATTTTTATTCTAAAAAGATTTTTGTTTATCTTAGCTCCCGCCAAAATAAACCAGTTCGTCAATTCCTTATGTCGTGCATCCGTAAAATCGGATGGCTGGGTGGTTCCAGTTGGCACACGACATAAGGAATTGATTTTTTATATTCATGGAATCATTAGATACCCATTTTAAAGGAATAATATTAAGTGCCTTCCGCCATGACCCTCGCAAAAAACGCATTCAGCATGATATCATGGAATTGGATTGACGTAAAATTAACTGATATACAACTAATAACATACCGTAAGCAATTGGTTATGGAAGGTTTAATCACAGAAGAAGAGCCGGATGAGGTCAATTCATTAATCGAAATCACTCCTAAAGGATATGACATTATAGAAAAATATGGTAATTATCAATCTTTCTTAGCAGCCAAGGCAATAGACACAATCAATAACACAAAATTGACTACACTCAATATAAAACAACTAAGAATCAAAAATCTATCCATATTAATAAATATAATATTGGCCATTTTAGGGATACTCCTCACCTCTTACACCATTTATCAAAACAACCAGAAAAACGAATTAAAGGAGTTACTTTACAAAAGTAATATAGAAATTCCAATAAAATAATATTTTTCAGAACTTCTCGTTTGCAATCCCAAATATTATTACCATATTTGCAGTGCTAAAACATCCATAGAATGTAATCTATGTCGCAGAGCGCGGTTAATGCTCGCAATAAGTTGGGCTTTTTTTATGCCCATACATTGATTATATGTAGAAGTTTACTTATTGTAAACAAATACGGCTGTCTTTCCCACATTATTACAATGCTCAGGCATAGTTACTAATGGATGTTTTAGCGAACGGGAGATGACAGCCGTTTCTCTGTCTAAACGCTAAAACATCCATTAGTATGAAAACAAAAATCTCCGGCACCAACTACGTGCCTGCCTACCGTACATCTACCGGTAGCAAACTCAATTCTTTTATCAATTACTTTCTCCCCGAAGATTGTAAAGTTGAAACTCGCTCTGACCTTTACTACGTCACAGCCATTGTATTCCTCTGTGCCACCTTTTTCTTTTTTCCCTGTATCGTAGGCGCTATAGCCTGTGTTGTCAAGGCCAAACGGCAGAAAGGAGGTCAACAATGATACTTCATCTCAAACCTCAATTTACACCCCATAAGGTTCAAACGAAGGGCCGGTTGTCTGCCATCCGTTGCAATTCCTTCGTCCGTAAAATAAAAGATGTATGTTTCAATGTAATAGGAGACCAATTGATAGAATTAAGATATACCTCTGTCTTTAGCCATACTCCCAACGAAGAAAAGAGTAGTTCATTCGGATTCTTCACCTCATTAGAAGAGATGGAATATGTATGTAATAAAATGCAGGAGTTTATTGCTCAGTATAAACAAATAACCAAAGGAGGTCTACAATGAAATTCTTTATTGATTGTCCCCATACCTATGTCTCTGTAAACAACAAAGGTAAAGAATTCAACGAATGGATTTATTCGTTCAAACACGTATTAATAGCCAATGAACTCTCACGCGATACCTTCATTGAAGGCATACGTCAGAAAGCAACTATGCTCGATACCAAGTATCCGCGTACACGCAAATTGTGCGTTTCCGTCACTGAACACTCTGGAGACGACTGCATCTATATTTCTGTCTACCCTGAAGAGCAACCCGATAAGCAGATATTCATCCTGAATATTTATCATATTCGCGGTGACTTCCAATTTTGCGAAAATGTTACCCCCCGTTTGGAAAATAAAGCTATCCCCGGAATATGCAAAATCTGCGGATGCACCGATGATGATCCCTGTTGGAATCCCGTTCATGGAACCTGCTGGTGGGCCGATGAAGAACAAACCCTTTGTAGCCATTGTGCCGATCTAACCATCAAGAATCATCCGGACACCGTTCATTGCATCAACTCCCTACAAGCAAAGGAAGGAGGTAAAAAATGAACCGACATGAAGCCCTCCGCCTGATCAACTCCCTGCTTGATCCGGACACTCCCATGGACGAAAAGCAACTCGCTGCCGCCCGACTTTCCGAATTAATTCGTATCTTGCTCCCCGAACCCGATAACCCCGAAGAGCCATGATATTTACCATTCTCTGTATAGGAGGTACCATCACCCTCTGCCTTGCCTTCACTAAGGCTTCCCGGTCCCTCCTGGCTAAAGCTTTCTGGATCATCCTTATGATTATCCTCCTGGCTTTGTACCTGTTCCCATAGTCCGGTAATCCACCTCCGGAACCTGTCCTTTATAGCCCGTCTCCCGCGGGCTATTTTTGTCTCCATAATCCAAACCTCACATTTATGGAGATATACGATCATTTTTCTACCGGTGAACTATTAGCCACCCACCTCCGGGACATCGCCCATACCCCGAAGCATCTCCGATTCTTTACCGCTTTCGGTATCGAGGACTTATACGATTTTGAAGATCGCCTTTCCAGCGTCTCCGGAACTATCCTGATCGCCATCGACAGCAACGAGTCCGACACTACCGATAACCGTGCCGATTCACTCATTGACCGTGCAGCCTACTCTTTCGTTGTTGCCCGGAATACCAATTCCGACCGGACATCCACAATTCAGGAAGCCGTTCGCAAATGTAAGCTACTTGCAAAGCAAATACGCAATCGCCTGTTTCTTACTTCCTCTCTTCTGGGCATTATCGATCATGACACACAGATCACCGGAATTGGGCCGATCGGGGACAATTTCTACGGTGTCATCCTTACTTTTTATCTTAATGTCCCTGAATCTTATTTCATTGATCCAAAATTTTGGAAGGAGGACTAACGTTATGGGATATTACAAAAACCGTGGAGACCTCCGTACCGAAACCCGTCGTTACAATGCAGCGCGCCGCCGTGCCTCCAAGATGGGAACCCTAGACAGTTCCCGGCTTATCCGTATGGAAACCATCTCCGAAATCGAACGCTACAACATAGCTTCCGATGCCGACCGGCTTACTGCCTTTAATCAGGCTGTTCAAAAATGGCAGAACTCCGTAGCTGCGCAACTCCGTGCTGCCATCTCTACCCGTAGTATGCGCATCGCTCGTGAACTACAACCCCGTGCCTACACCGACCGTTACGGACTCATTGACCGTCTTGGCTTTTCCTTCCCGCGACATGGTATTTACATTCATAAAGGTGCCGGGCGCAGTCAAGGCGGTACGATCGGTTCGTCCTGGACGAAACTCAAGCGCATCAATGGCGTTGAAGTCAGCACCGGCATTGTCCGCCATACCGATCCCAATTCACTCAATGCCACTCAAGGCACCGGCAACCGGCAGGCCTACGAATGGTTCGACCCCATTATCCGTAACCGTATTTCCGAACTCGCCAACATTGTTAGCAACTATTTCGATACCATGATCATCGATGCCACCCGCATCTACATAGATAAGTAAAAATGACCTATGAGCAATAAAGACCTAAACCGCAGTATTAAGATTTTCATTGACGGCTCCGAAGCCGCTCAGGGAGTATCTAAGGTAGAAAATGCCATTCAAAAGTTAGAGGCCAAGCTCGCTGGTCTTAACAAATCAGAAGCTGATTACGCCACTCGTTCCAGGCAGCTACAGCAGGAACTCAATAAAAAGAATAAGACTCTTCAAGACTACAAAGCCAAAGTCGAAGAAACCGACCGTGTTCTGAAGAATCTGTCCGGAGCCACCTATAACCAGCTAATCTCCGTTCAGGCACAAGTTCGTAAAGACTTGCGAAAAGCCATTCCCGGTACTCAACAGTACACTGCCGCACTCGAACAGAACCGGCGTGTTACCGAAGCTCTTACTCGTGCCCAAGCCGCCATGCGTGTCGAAGTCGGTTGTCAAGGTACCACACTCGGCCGTGCCGTTGGATTTTTCAATAAATACGCTGCTGTTGTTACTACCGGTATCGCTGCCATCACCGGTGCAACCATGGCTCTCAATACTTTACGTGAGAAACGTAACCAGCGTGAAGAAGCCAAAGCTGATGTCCAGGCTCTTACCGGTCTTGATTCTGACAGTATCGCGTGGCTCGAGCAACAGGCCATTCAGCTTTCTACCACCATAGACGAGTCTGGAATCCGTATTCGACAGTCTGCCACTGAAATCCTCGATGCCTACAAACTCGTAGGATCAGCCAAACCCGAACTGCTTGAAAACAAAGAAGCCCTTGCCGAAGTCACCAAGCAAACCCTTATCCTTGCTTCCGCCTCCGGAATGAAACTCAAAGATGCCGTTGATGCTGTTACTCTTTCCCTCAATCAATATGGAGATGGTGCCGATCAAGCTGCGCGTTACGCCAATGTTATGGCTGCCGGTTCCAAATACGGGGCTGCTGCCGTTGAATCTGTCACCAGTGCCATCACCAAATCAGGTGTTGCCGCAGCTTCTGCCGATATTCCAATCGAACAACTTGTCGGTACCATCGAAACCCTTGCCGAAAAAGGTATCAAAGACGAAATAGCCGGCACCGGTTTGAAGAAATTCTTCCTCACTCTCCAGACTGGAGCTGATGATACTAACCCTAAAATCGTTGGTCTCGAAACCGCCCTCGATAACCTTCAGAAGAAACAACTTTCTGCAGCAAAAATTAAAAAAATGTTCGGTGAAGAAGGTTATAACGTAGCCTCTGTTCTTATCAATGAAGCCGAAAAAGTCAATTATTATACCGAAGCCGTAACCGGTACCAGTGTCGCCATGGAGCAAGCCGCCACCAAATCCGATACTGCCGCTGCCAAGCTCGATCAGGCTAAAAATCGTATGCACGAAATAGGAATTGAGTTGATGGATAAGCTCAATCCTGCTTTGGTTTCTGCTGCCAATGGTGCTGTCAACTGGACTTCCCGTTTGGTTGCTCTTGTTTCCTGGATCAACAAACACAAAGCCATTGTCCTTACTACTACCATCGCCATCGCTTCATACTATACAGGTGTAAAGCTCGCAACCCTGTGGGAAACCCGGTTCAAAGACGCCAAGCTCGCCACTGTAGCCGCTGACAAACTCCGTCTCTACTGGACCAAGTTAGTCGCTGCCTCCCAATACACAGCCATGGGCGTACAAAGTCTTTTCACAAGTGGCATGGGTACCCTATCTTCCCGTGTACTTTTCTCTAAAGATTGTTTCGCCATGTTATTCCGTATACTGAAACTGAATCCTTTCGGCATCATCGCTACCCTTGTAGCCGGTGTTGCCATCGGTATCTATAAACTCGCCACTCGTACCACCGAGGCCTCTCGTGCTGTACAGAGCTTCATCCAAAAAAACATTGAAGAACAAAGAGAACTGCGTAAAACTTACAACGCTCTCCTCAATACCAAAGACGGAAGCCGTGCCCGTCAGGATCTCATTGACGAATTCAATCGTAAATACGGAGGTTACCTCAGCAATCTTCTTTCTGAAAAGTCTACCATCAATGATGTGAAAGTAGCTTATCAAGAAGCCTCTATCGCCATCCAGCAAAAAATGGCCGCACAGTCTTTGAGCGAAAAAACTGAAGAAATCGAGCGAAAAAGTCTCGATAAAAAAGCCGAAACTCTCCAAAATCTACAGGATACTTTAAGCAAGGGTCTGACAGATAACCAGCTCCAGAAAGCCCTTCCCAAGATCATCGACTATGTAGACAAATACATCCAACAGGGTTATAGCGTTGAAGATATAACCAAAGGAGTTGCCCGTGGCATATCTAATACTTATCAACAATTCCGGCTCAAGCAAGATAACGGAAAATGGGGTCTCGACCTCATTCCAAAGATTGCCGGTCAAGTCAAAGACTATGTAGAAGTTGTAAAAGAAAGTGCCAATGAAGTACAGGCTGTCAAAGATAAATTAAACCCATTTCTCAAAAAAGAAACTCCAAAACCTGCCAATCAATTGGAGGAAGTAGTCATCACCCCTGAAAAACAAAAACCTTCCGGAGGAGGGACCTCCCTCACTGATGAAGAGATAAAGAAAAGAATCAAAGCCGAACTCGATACCGAAAAGAAACTCTACGAGCAGAAGCAAGCGACCCTCAAAGAATTCTACCTTGAAGGCCACGATGAAACCCTTCAGACCGAAAAGCAGTTCAACTCCGAAATGGAGTGTCTACAAATCGAACACCTGCAACGTTCCATCCGAATCGTTGGCGAAAAGAGTCAGGAGGCCGCACAATATCAAAATCAAATCAACGATATCAAAATCAAACAGCAGCGCGAACACATCCAACAACAGATAGATGCCGAGAAAGAACTGTATGAACAGCAGCAAACCGATCTCAAGCTCTTGTATGCTTCCGGAAACGATGAAAACCTACGTACCGAACAAGCCTATAACGAAGCGATGGAGCAACTCACCCTTATGCATCTCGAGCGTACACTTCAGATCGCTGGTCTTACTGCCGATCAACAGAAAGCCATCGAAAAGCAACTCCTCGACTTCAAAGTAAAATGCCTCAATGATGAACTGAAGGAACGGCAACGTCTTGAAAAGAAAGATTCCGATACCCGCGAAGCACAAGCCAAGAAAGAGCAGCAACGTTACCAGCAACGTGCTTCCCAATATGCCAACTACGGCCAACAACTCGGTGATTCCCTCGGTGCCATTATCTCTAAGCAGGAAAATGCAATGGAAGGATTCGCCGATACGATGATCGATATCGTTTTCGATGTACTTACTCAGATTATCAATGTCGAACTTATCAAGCTGACCGGTGTCGGTATCTCCGCTGCTGCCGAAGTCACTGCCCGTGAGATCGGCTCAAAAGGTTTCTGGGGTATTGCTTCCGGTGCCGCACTTGCCGGACTCATCGCAGCCGGTATCGCTACTGCCCGTTCTGGTCTCAAAGGACTTATAGGGAAGAGGAAAGACACAGGCGAATCATCAGATAGCGATTCCCCCGAACCACCCAAAACAGCAACCGTCACAGTCAATCAATGGGCTTCCGGCCATTACAATGTCATTGGACAGGATGATAATCGTACCTACCGCGATGTTCCCTATATCGGTCCTGCACCTACCGGTATCGTTCACCGCACCTCCCTTATTTCCGAGACCGGTTCCGAACTCATTATTAATGCCGAAGACCTCGCCCGTCTTCAGCGACATATCAACTACCCCCTCGTTGTCCAAGCCATCAACGATGCCCGAACTGGCCGCGTTCCCCAACGAGCCGATGGTAATTACGATCCACTGGAAAACTGCACCAGAAACGTCAATTCCATTGCCGATGGTTCCGTCTCTGCCTCCGAACTTCGTGAACTTTGTGCGCAAATTGGGCAACTTATATCTAAACTCGGTAATCTGCGTGCCTACATCGTCCTTCGTGACCTCCGCGAAGCCGAAGACCTCGACCACCGCGCCCGCGAAACATTCACTAAAAAAAACAAATAACCATGTCACTTAAAATATCCAACTCAAAAGGGATTTTTAATCTTCCTCCGGATTTCACGCTTGAGATTGAAGACAATTCTCCCGTTTACAGCAGTGAGGGTTCGCAGTCCACCACAGCTACTTTCCCTCCCACTCCGCAAAACTTCCGGCTCATCTCACATGCCCATCGTCCGGATACTTCTATCAAGCCTCTTGCCGATGATGACCGTTGTCTAATCACAGATGGTTATACCACCCGCATCGGCAGCATGAATATTACCGACACATCCACCTCCAAAGGGATCACCGCAAATATCGGTTTCGATGAATCGGAAGCCTATCGCATCTGGAACGCCATCAATCTCCGTTCGCTTAAACTTCCCGTTTACACACCTGAAGGCGGACTTCCTGAATTGATAACTTGGCTGGAAGATATTCTCAAAGAGCGTATCACCGACACCCCGTTCTATGTGTTCACCGTCTGTACCTCCAATGCCACACTTGAGAATGACAACATTAAAACATCTTATCCCGAATACCTCAACCAATACTACTGGAAACAGGGGCTTCACCTTTTTTCAGAGGAACGTATAGAAACCTTCTGCATCGGCAACGAACCCGTCACTGTCACTGTCCCGGCCGGATACGGAATCACTGCCTTTCTCAAGGTATCTTATATCCTCGAAGCCATCTTCTCCACCTATGGCTACACCATTGCCGAGAATCCATTCGTCACGCATCATCAGCTCTCCCGCCTCGTTGTACTCAACAACTCCGCCGACTGCTGTGTCAAGGGCACGCTCAGCTACTCCGATCTCATGCCGGATTGTACAATTAATGAGTTTCTCCAAGCACTTTATTGCCGGTTTGGCCTCGTTTACTTCATAGACGGCAACAGTCGTACCGTCCGTCTCAAACTCATTCGTGATGTCATCTCTGCCACTCCGCACTTCGACATTACCACCTTACACCAGGCACCTCCGGTCATCTCCTACCAGACACCTCAGCAACTCCGTCTTTCGGCAGCCACAAACATTACTGATCCTGCCGGAATTTATACAGCCGCACCTTCTGCCGAAACCCTTGACAAGTTTCTCAAACCTTACCATTACATCGTTTCCCCTCCTGGTAAGGGAGGGTATCTTGTTCATAGCCGGACATTAGGACAATACAGTCTCAACAGTCCCTATTTCAAAGACAGAATAAAGCTTCTTTCTTCTGATTTTTTTCCCTGGGACCGCGGTTCCGACTGTGCCTACCTTGATATCAGTTCCATTGACGAGTCTCTTCCGCAGCGACTTGAATATGGAAATCTGCTCGATGCATATTATATCCCTATGTATCTGCTTGGAAAAGTACATCGTTACACCTCCATCAGCAGTTCAACAGTCGAGTTATCCGAAAATCTCGACACTTCCACCCCTTTATGTTTTTGCTTCTCCATTCCTAAGCAAGCGGACGGAAAAGTACCATACGGTTCTGTACGCTGTACTGGATCGGATGGAAAATCTGTGGTTGATGCTCAGAACCGACAGTTTGATATCGATCTCACTTTTGTCGGAGAAAACGGACTCTTTGAAAGATTCTGGCGCGGTTACGATGCCATTCTCCGGCATGCCAACCATACCATCGAAGGTGATTTTTCGCTCACTCACAGCGAACAGCGCAATCTTGATATGGCCACCCCTGTCAACTTCGATGGTCAACCCCTTCTCCCGGAATCGAGCCGTTACGTTCTTCCCTCAGCGCCCAGTTCTTCTGTTTCTCTTCGTCTCCGTACCCTCCGTCTGCTACAGCCCTATGACCTCGATAAGGAGCAAAACGTACCCATCGTTCCCCAACTTTATAAATGGGTGTTTTTCGACAATAAAGACAGTGTTGTCAACGCTGCCATCCTCGCTCAGGTCAACGCCTGGAAAAAACTTATTGGAGGATATCCAAATGAGTGGGCCGGTACTGTAATTAAAAACGCAACCGACAATGCCCCCGACAAGGTGCCCTATACCGTACCATCAGAAGCTGAGTACGAATCCGGAAAGCAAATCTATATCCAGAAAGTCAATTACGGTTTCGATCTCTATTATCGTTTCAAGTCCTGGAGCAACAATCCTGTTACCGGACAGCCCATTTACGAAATTATCGAAGATGGCGGAGTACATTACGACGTACAATACGACCTCAAGCTCCGCGCTGACCTTCTATAACATGTCCTTTCCCTTCTCTTCAGGAATCTTCAATTTTGCAAAAACAAATATCGCAATGGAAAATAACATTATCACCGCCCCTTCGATCACAGACATCGATACCCTGTTAGGGTACTGGAAGGCCATGTCCGGAAACTCGGGAAAGACGAAAGACGATTTCTTTCACTTTCTCACCACTCCCGGCCAGACACGCGACAACTTTCTCGCCCGATATTGCACCGCCACAGTTCGTCTGCTTGGAGATATTATCATTCATAAAGTCATACCGCAGCCATGAGCCTCACGCTTTCACATAGTCCCTCGTATCGTTCCTTTGTCGGGAACCCGATCCGCTTTTCCCTTCTTACCGATAGCGAACAACCGCTGTCATGTACTCTGACCATAGCCGGCCAGACCGCCTACACTTTTTCACACGCCCCCTTCCTGGGCATGTGCGAGTTCGACATTGCCGACATTCTTGCTTCATACATCGACACACCCGTTATCGAACCCTCCCAGACGGATATCATCACGCCCGTGCGACAAGGGTACACCGTTTATTACACTCTTACCGTCACAACCGGTATCGAATCCGAAACCGTCACCTTTGAAGGAATCGGATTTCGGGGAGGTATCAGTAAACGGCTAACACGCCAGCTTCAGGACAAAGGTCTCGACATGTTTTCCTACCGTCTCTCCAACCCGCAGCGGCAGTTCTTTTTCACAACCCGGACCAACGGCCGAAACATCCGCATCCGCGAAAATGAAATAGCCCCGTTGCTTTTCCTGGCACCCGTTGAAAACATGACCTTCGTAACCGATTCCGGAAGGTTGATCACCCTTACCGGTCTTGCAACACAAACCCTGTATGCTCTCAACATACCGGCTATGCGTAAAACCATTTTCGACACCTACAACGAACTGCCGGTCTATTTCTCATTACTTATCGCAGATCATTATGTATGCGATATCACCCTGCTACCCGCCACACCAGCTATCGAGCATAATGTCCTTCTCTTCCGCAATTCGCTCGGTACCTATGAACGCATAGCGTTCGATGCCGCCAGTACACGTACTCTCGAGTCGTCCGATGATGATCAAGACAGCTATACCCTTTTCGATCCACAGACCTCCGGCTATGTCACCGGTTATTTTCGTCTCCCAGTCACTACAGTACGAGCTACGGAAACCGGAATCAAGCCCCCCTCCGAACTCATGTTCCTTGCCGATATGCTTTCGTCCGATGATGTCTATCTGCTCATTCCCGGTCAGTCCGCCATCCCAGTACATGTCACGGCAGACAAATATCAGCTACCAGGTACCAGCATTGAGCCGGTGTCTGTCTCCGTCACCATCCGTGCCGTTGAATCCGATGCCTATTACTCTCCGGAAGCTGATTTCAACCTGCCTTCCAACCGCTTCGGAGAATGGATTTTCGAGGATGGCAGCCTGAATTCCTGGGGCATTATTTACAATGACCGCCGCCTCATTGAACCCTAATATTAATCTGACAGAATAATAACAGTATGAACCCACTTACACTTCAGCAGATACAAGGAAACGGCTCAGATAAAATTGCCAGCACTGGACACGAACTTGTCCAGGCCTTCAATGGTAATTTCGATCAAGTCAAAGAAGCTATTGAAAACCTCGATCAGCGACTGTTCAACGACTTGCCCGTTACTTCCATGTCACAGCTCGATGATCTACGCTCCGGTACTTACCGCATCCTGCTCACTGTCTCCGGAGGCATCGAACAGTTTTACCTCATCTGTACCATCGACCCTGATGGACGTACCGTCCGTCAAACCCGTATTTCCGATTTTATTTATACCCGCATTTTTGTTGCTAATAAATGGAAATTATGGATAAGGATATCCAACGGTCAAATCGATATTTCTCAAGGATTTTCTATACTTGATACTTATAATACACCGCTGTATTCCGGCTGTTACATTCTCATACGCGATGGAATCCCAGCTTACTATCTCTTGGTTACCTCCGATGATATGCATCATGTTGTCATTCAATATTTGTATGGCAATAGCGTTATCGATGATGGAAAAATAACCGCACATATGGATAGCAAAGTCACTATCCTTACCCGCATTTATAACTTCAATGCTTCTGGAAATATCAACATACCGTCCAAAACTTGGGGGAAATGGAAATATTATCAGGAAAACTTCTTAAAGTCAGAATTGGGTATTAGTGAAGTCTTTGGGGTTACACAAAAGATGTTCACGGAGCGTATCGGATCAGAAACAACTTCTGAATCGGAAGATGGAAGCGTATGGGGTAAGATTATCTCAATCATACAAGATGCTGCATCTAATAGCGAAATTATATCCAATTTAGAAAGCCTTCTTTCTAAATCATTGCTCTTTAAAAATATAGGAACAATTGCAAGATTGGACGATTTGGATGATGTTCAAATTCCTGGTTACTACACATATACCAAGAGCTTTCATGAAGGCGAAGCTATTAATGGAATGCTCATTGTCTCCCAAATATCTTATCCGGGCTCCTTCTCTTTTGAACAAATAAGGTACGAGCTTGGCAAGACTTATCATCGCGAATTTGACATAGACGAAAGAGTTTGGCTCGAATGGGAAGAACAGCTCGTAGTAATGTCTGAGACTGCTTATGAGAAATTACCATTTAAGGATCAATTCACGTTTTACTACACTTATGATGATTAACTATGATATACAAGAATGGAAAGGAAATAACTGGAATTTATAAAGGTGGTCATGTTATCACAGCAGTATATAAAGGTGCCAAATTGATCTGGGAAGCTATCAATTCCTGCTTCGGAAAAGGGTTTTGGATCAATGAAAAGTCCTGGAATAATCAGGATGGTTGGAAACAAATAAAATCATAATAATATGGCAAAAAAAGTATATGACGAGAAGATAAGCAAGTCAACCGACTGGGGCGGTGACGAGAGTACGAGTAATCTGCCCGTGGCCGGAAGCCGCGTTCAGGAGTTCATCAAAGAACAGTTGAACAGTAAAGCCGGTGTGTTCCACTACGACACAACCAACAACCGGTATATTGTGTTTTCCGATGTGGAAAATCGGGACGCTTATTTGGCTGACCCGTCACAGACATCGCTAATAATAGGCACATTCGATGCCCCCTTCAACTATTCGGCAGAAATCACACTGTCGTCTCCCGTCTATGTCGCTATCTTGGCGGAAACGAAGAACAATTACATCGACTTCACCTTTGATACGAAAAATAAAAACGGTCAATCGGTCGGTGAAGCTGTAATCGTTACCTATACCTTTATTAAAGGAGGCATTAAAAAGACCGTCACGGAGAAATACCAGTATGGGGCGTCTGTGCATTTTAAGATTGATGATTACATCAGTACCGGTTCCAATACCATCACTGTAGGCATTGTCGGACAGAATACCCTTGCCGCAACCACTATCGGTATCACATATTTGGTCGTAGACCTCCAATTATCCGATACTTATGATATTTCCCAGTCCTATGACCTCGTAAGTTCCCCGGCAGCAACGGCCGCCATTCCATATCAAATATCCGGATACGGTACCAAGATCATGGAGTGGTATTTAGACGGCACATTGCTGGATTATATCAAAGTGGAAGATGAGATAGTAGACGTGTCTACCACCCGAACAAAGTACATTTCATTAGCCAACCTTTCACAGGGTATTCATACGTTACAGTACCGTGCCTATACAGTGCTGGACGGGGATAAGTTCTATTCTAATATCCTGTATCGTGACTTGATCGTAGTGACAGGGGCCGACAAAAATCCGATTATTGCGGTTAAGGCAACAATCCCCGTTGGTAATGATATTATTTCTTCCGGCAAATTACAACTTTATGGGATCACCCAGTATATACCGTATGAGTTGAATTTTGCCGTATACAACCCGACGAGTGTCATATCTACCGATGCGGCAATAGCCATAGACGGAAAGGTTGATGTAATAATCCAGACGCATGACAAAGATCAGGAAAACTATTCATTAAGATCAACCGAGTACGGAGTGAAGTTTTTGACCATCACGGCCGGCGAGACAGTATACACCATCGGGCTTAACATCTCAAAATCCGCCACATCATTAGAACCGATCATTAATGGACTGCAACTCGACCTGATGTCTCTTGGAAAATCGAACAATGATGTAAATCGCGAAGAGTGGACATATGGGTTATATTCCGCCTCCTTTAACGGATTCAACTGGAACAAGACATCCGGATGGGTAAATAACCGGTTGCTAATAAATGCCGGGGCATCTATCGACATTAATATAGCTCCACTTTCCCCCGACCCAACGACAACCGGGAAAACACTCGAATTTGAATTTGCGACAGCTAATGTGTCGGATGAAAATGCGGTGATCTGTGACCTGCGTAATAATTCCGGCACCGGTATACTGATAACCGCTTCCGAAGTCACACTTATGTCTGCAGGAGGGGCAAAGGTTAACACAAAATTTAAATCTGAGGAGAACATCCGTATTGCTCTGGTCATACACCCTAAATCCGGCACAGTTAACCGGGGATTGGTGTTTATTTACATAAATGGTATCCTGTCCGGCTCTGTTAACTATTCTACAACAGACAACTTCACCTCTGACAAGGTTATTCGAATCGGCAACACCAAAAAAGCGGATGTACGGCTAAAGGCACTACGGTTCTACAATGCCGCGTTAAATTCCGATCAGATATTGAATAACTATATCCTATACCGTGATACGACGGAAGAGATGTTGACTATTTACGATCGTAACGCAATCTATGAAGAGGGATCATTGAATTTTTCGGTTGACAAACTTTCTGCACAGTGCCCGGTATTCATCTTTACAGGGGATATTCCGGCATTGGAAAATACGACAGACAAGAATAAGACAATCTATGTGGATGTCGAGTATATTAACATGCAGACACCGTATAGGTCTTTCACCGCAAAGGGTATCAGGTTACGCCCACAGGGTACATCTTCTATGGGATATCCAAAAAAGAATTTCCGGCCCTATACCGGATATGGTACGATGTGGGATAATTTAAGCAATGTAATCGTTGATGGCTTGTACTCGTTTGCCGAGCGCGCCCAACCGGTTAATGTCTGGTGTCTGAAAGCTGACTATGCAGAAAGCTCCGGAACGCACAATACCGGTATAGCACGATTGTGGAATCAAGTGATATACGATGCGCAACTGAACGGAGAGTATATACTTCGCACAGAAGCTCAGAAAGCCGCTATTGCTGCCGGATACCCTTACGATGTGCGTACGGCCGTGTATGGTTTTCCTTGTCATGTGCTATACCGGTTAACGGCCGATAGTGAATTAATCTATATCGGAAAATATAACTACAATAATGATAAGTCAACCGAATCGGTTTACGGATTCCGGGACATTCCGGGATTCAATAATTCGAAGATGCAATGCTGGGAGATTCTGAATAACGGTAATCATCTTGCACTGTTTCAGGACATGGATAACTTCGACTCAGAATGGGATCAGGCATACGAATCACGTTATCCGGATAAAAGTGAGAATGTAGCGGATTTGAAAACATTTTCCGAATGGGTTGTGTCAACCAAAGGAGATATTGAAAAATTCAAGACGGAAAAATGGCAGCATCTTGACGTATATAAAGTTGCTGCATATTATATCTACCTGATGCGATTCGGTGCCGTGGATCAGGTGGTAAAGAATGGTATGCTGACAAGTGAGGATGGTGAACACTTCTACTTTATCAATTACGACAACGATACCATTATCGGTGTGCGTAATGACGGTCTGCTTGCTTATGACTACGACATTGACCGTCAGACGATAGACACATCCTTCTCTGCCCTCGTATATGCCTATGCAGGGCATGATTCAACCTTGTGGAATAATTTAGAAGCTGATAGCGAATTTATACAGATCGTATCCCAGGTGGATAATGCTCTTTATATGGCCGGCTTGTCTTATGAAAAAACGATAGACATGTTCGATAACCAGCAAGCCGGTAAATGGTGCGAACGCGTCTATAATCAGGACGCTCAATACAAATACATTGACCCTTATACCAATAACGGTATCAATAATCTGTTCATGTTGCAAGGTAATCGATCTTCTCATCGTCGTTGGTGGTTGAGTCACAGATTCAATTTGTTGGATAGTAAATTTGTTTCGGGAGCATACAAAGCGAAGTCTATTGAGTTTAAAGCCGCTAATGCCCCTGCCGGGATTCATTTTGGCATTTCCGTAGGGAATAAGGCATTTTATGGGTATGGATTGAATAACGTTGTAGTTGAATCTGGAATAGAATTAGAGCCAGGAGAGACTTATGGTTTTACAACCAAACAGGTCATTAACGTAGGAGATCCTGTGCGTATTTATTCCGCACCTTCAATTCAAGAGTTGGATGTCAGCAATTTTATACCCTACCTTTCTACGCTTAATATTTCAGAGGTATACGATGAAACTGTCGGAACTAAACTTAAAAAACTGGTGCTTGGCGTAGATACGGCTACCGATGATCGTAGAAATACTTCTATGTATGCTATATCTGGACTTGCGCAAGCCATACGGCTTGAATATTTGGATATCTCCGGTTATCAGGGTATTACGAATATTGATCTTTCCACTCACACTTATTTGACAACATTAAAGGCTTATGAAAGTGGACTTACAGGTATTGTATTAGCTAATGGGTCTCCTGTAACTACGCTTGAACTTCCTGATACGATGCAGTCCATTCAACTTGATAGTTTGCCAAATTTAGGTTCCGGATTTTCCATTAAAAATTATGGTCGTAATCTTTCAAGTATCATTATTCGCAATTGTGGAAAATTCGATTCCAGCACTTTTGTCATGAATTGGTATACCAATAAAGTTGTTGATGATAACATCTGTTCATTAACTCTTGAAGGGATTAATTGGTTAAATGTAGATGCTGACACCCTAATCGTTTTAGGTGGTATTAAAAAATCTGGTGGTACACTGTCAATGAAAGGAATGATAGTATTGACAGAAGTTACGCTTGAACAAATAACAAAAATTAAAAGTATATTTGGAAATAACTGTACAAATCCTGATAATGAACTATATATCAAAGCTCCGGATGGTATTTATTTGACCGGCCCATCTGAAATATTGAAGGGGGATTCTGCACAATACAACGCATCGGTTTTTTCTGAACACCTTGGAAAAGTAAGATACTGTCTATTAAACGGAACAACGGAAACATTAAGTTATAACAATGCAACGATTGACGCCGAGACTGGATTTCTCACCACAATTGAAGATAATTTTAATGTCTCGTTGAGAATTGTTGTACGTGCAAAACATATTCCCACACAGGGAGCAATAGTAATAGTTGATATGAATGTCGATGCAAGTTCACGATATTATCCTAATGATTCCGCAGTATCAATTGTAGGAAATAATCAATTGACAAATAAAGGAAGCTTTGAATATCAATTACGCATTGACAGTTACATGGAAATCACAGGCAGATACTCGGTCGAGTGGTCCTTATCTGGAGAAGCGTTTGATAAGGGTTTAGTCTCATTGGGTGTTCAAAATAAAGACAAGTGCATAGTTAATGTATTATCTCCTGCAACAGATATAACGCCTTTTTCCATTACGGCAAAAATGATAAAGGCTATATCAACGGCGGCATTTATCACTAAAAGCATGGCTGTTGAGCTGTTTATCCCAGGTATAATCATGACTAAAAATTCTAACCCTGAAGTTATGGCTATATGCTATGCGCAAGGGTGGACAGATAGTGAGGATTATATGACGGAAAGAGAGGCTTCTGCTGTATCTGATATTTCCACTTACTTTGAAAAAGTAAACATGAAAACATTTACTGAATTAAAATATTTTATTAATATCTCTCAAATTAGCTATGGTGCTTTCCGAGACTGTTCTAAATTAGAATCAATTACTCTTCCGGAAAGTATAACAAGTATAGGGGGGGATGCTTTCCGGAGCTGTTCTTCATTAAAATCAATCACAGTTCCGGAAGGTGTTAGCATTATAAATGATAGCACTTTCAGCTACTGTTCTAAATTAGAATCAATTACTCTTCCGGAAAGTACAACAAGTATAGGGGGAGACGCTTTCCGGAGCTGCTCTTCATTAAAATCAATCACAATTCCAAAGAATGTAATCAGTATAGGCAGATATGCATTCTTCGCTTGTTATTCATTCACATCAATTTCTTTGCCCCAAAATTTAACTACAGTAAGCGAATCGCTTTTTTACAATTGCAATAATTTAACATCGATTTATATACCAGAAGGAGTGACCGAAATACTCATGAATGCTTTTTATAATTGTTCAAAATTAGAGTCAATCACTATTCCTAAAAATATATGTTCCATATCTACTGACGCTTTCCTTTTTTGTACGTCTTTAAAAGCAGTTACTGTCGATATTGACAATTCATATTATTCCGATATTGATGGGGTATTGTTTAACAAAGATCACACATCTATTATAATTTGCCCAAATAACAAAGATTCAGAATACACAATACCTGATCAAGTAATAAGCATAGGTGATTATGCTTTCTATGGTTGTTCTAAATTAGAATCAATTACTCTTCCGGAAAGTATAACAAGTATAGGGGGGTACGCTTTCCGGAGCTGTTCTTCATTAAAATCAATCACAGTTCCGGAAGGTATAACAAAAATAGAAAGAAACACTTTTTCTTTTTGTGCTAAATTAGTTTCATGCATTATTCCAGATGGGGTTATCAATATAAACAATGAAGCTTTCAGTAGTTGTGTTTCATTAGAATCAATCGTTATCCCTAAAAGTGTTAAAAGTATTGGAAACAGTGCTTTTTTACACTGTGATTCATTAACTTCTATAACAATACTTAATGGTTTAACTGATATAGGCCCCAGTGCTTTTGCTTCCTGCATTTCATTAGTATATATAGAGTTGCCTGAAAGTGTTTCGAGCATAGGCGAGTCGGCTTTTATTTATTGTTCCGAATTAACATCACTTACTCTTCCAAAACAAATCACCGCAATCAATTCGTCATTATTTCAAGGTTGTTCTTCATTAGAGTCAATCTCTATCCCAGAAAATGTTACAAGTATAGAGAGTAGTGCGTTTTTAAATTGTGATATGTTAACATCGATCACTATTCCTGCAAAAACAACTAAAATAGCTAACAGTGCTTTTTCTGGATGCGTTTCATTGGCATCAATCGCCATAAATAATCAAATTGCCCCTAATATAGATATATCATCGTTTGGGTCATCTTACGCAAACTATGCAGGATATAAGAGCCATAGTAAGGGCACGAATATGCTATATGTACCTGTTGGAGCTACAGGTTACGATACGGGCTGTTGGCTTGACCCACTACAAAATCCAGAAAAATGCGGATTTACAATCAGTTATACTTTATAAATACTAATGACATGTTTACAAAAGGAAATATAATCTATGCGGATGCATTCAAGTATCTCAAGCATAAAGAAAGAAACATCGTCGCACTATCCATTCAGGGTAGTACGGATGACTATGAAGAGTTATCGATGAACGAGCCCCTTGATGTTGAAATTAACGGAAACATGGTGCTTTGGAATAATCGAAAGTTCGCCACGCACCCGGCTGCATTGACCAAAGAAGGTGTCAAGACAAGCATCATCAAATCAAGATATAGCAATGATGACCAGCTTGCCATAATGCTTAATAAAGACAATGATAAAACTGCTGCAATGTACTTTCAAAAAATGCAGGAATGGAGAGAGTTCGCGTCATTTATAGCACGTAGTATTAATTATTAAACATTTAAAATCATGAGACAAATTGATCGTATTGTTATTCATTGTAGCGCTACCCGCTGTTCACAGGATTTTAGCCCTGAACAGGTAAAGTCCTCTCATCTCGCTCGTGGCTTCCGAACGTGGGGGTATCATTATTATATCCGTAAAACTGGTGAAATATGTCCTATGCGGCCCCTTGATCAGATGGGAGCGCACGCCCAGGGATATAACCGTAACTCTATCGGGATATGTTATGAAGGAGGACTTGATGCTCTTGGCAACCCGGCCGATACAAGGACCTACGCTCAAAAGCAATCCATGAACACCCTCCTTCAGGAACTCATGTCAAAATTCAACATCCTCTATCTTGATGGCCATCGCGATCTCAGTCCCGACCTCAATGACAATGGTACCGTTGAACCCTACGAATGGATTAAACAATGTCCATGCTTTGAGGTACACGATGAATACAACAATTACTTACGCCCTGTTATTATTCGTCCTTAAAATAGCAAGCGCACGATTTTTGTACCAGGTTTGTACCCTGTTGTGCAAAAATCGTGCGCCTCTTATTTCCTATTTTACAGTCAAATATCCTATTTCAGTACGAAAGTACTAAATTGTAAAGCTATTGAAGCATTGCATACCTTCAAACTTACTTTCATCCATTACATGTGCGTATACCAATGTTTCCTTTATATCCGTATGTCCTAACAGTTCCTTTAGCGTTGCCAAATCTTTCGTGTTCTTCAGGAATATTGTGGCGAAGGTGTGCCTACCTACTTTGTGTGTCAGATTCTTATTTATCTCTGCTATTTCAGCGATTATTTTCAAATTTCGATTCATCGCCTGTTCAGTCTGTGTCACTTCAAATAATGGACCTTTCCGTCTTGTTCCTGCAATATTATACAGCAGCTTTCGCAATGGTTCCGAAATAGGTATCTGTATTGGCTCCGGCTTGCTATTCTTCAGCTTCATCCGGAAATATGTAAACGTGTCCTCCGAAAATTGTTCCAGTTTCAATCGCATGGTGTCCCCCACATGTAGTGAACTGAAACACATAAACAAAAAGAATTCCAATGTTTTATGGTATTTGTACTCCAATTCCCCCGTGTTATAAAGCGTCACGAGTCTGTTTAATTCTTCTTCCGTCAGGTATACACACGATGCCGTCCCTCGCTTGATGCTCCACTCTTCAAATGGATTTTCATCCATATATCCCGCCTTGAAAGCCGCACGTACGTACTTCTTTAGAACCGACATATTCTTATAGGCCGTATTATCATTATTATCCAGTTCCTTTCTCAGATAAATAAAGTAATCATCCAGCCACTCTTTTGTAATGTCATCAAACGTCAGCCCCTCATTGTACTCTTTCAGCTTATTCATCACCGTCCTGTGTGTCATCAGCGTACTCGTTTCCATTCTTACTGCATATTTCCGTTGGTACGTCACAACAAAATCAAAGAAGGTATCGTAATCTGTAGGTCTGTTGTAAGCCCGTAGAAACATATCCCGCGTCATCTTCTTATCTTTCAGCCTGTATTTCACGAACACATTGTTCACTCTTGAAAGAATGTTTTCTAAAATCAGGTTCTTGTCGGATGCCATCTTATCCCCACCTCCAACCATCATCTTCCTTTCATTCCAGTTTTTCGTCTCCACCGAAATTTTCGTTGAAAAATTAACTTTCTCCCTGTTCACATAAAAGGATATCCAGACAATTCCCGTTGAATCATCCGCATATTTTCTGAGATATAATTTTATTGTTACCATGTGCTACAACCGTATCATTTTTCTTCTCCGATCTGCGACCGGTCTACACCTGCACGATTTTTCTCTAAAACAGCAAGGTAGTTAACTATCTGAACATCAATAAATGACAAAAGCTCCGACCATTTCTGATCGGAGCTTTTTGCTCGTTTTGAGGTTCCTGGCGGATTCGAACCGCCGTACAT